TACGCAAATTGCCGTCAGTGAACCGCATCCTACGCAAATTGCCGTCAGTGAACCGCATCCTACGCAAATTGCCGTCAGTGAACCGTTACCGTCTGAAGTCTTCAAGGTCGATCCGCCAGCGCCCATCAGCACCGCCGGCCCCGTACTAATGATCCCAAACCCCCCTGCTCCAGCACCAAACTCCATCACCACGACTGACATCATCGTTGATAAGACCGGTCTGCCCTGGGATTCGCGCATCCATTCCGCCGCCAAGAGCTTCAATGCAGACGGAACCTGGCGAGCTCGCCGCGGCCTCGCGGATGGCTACTCCAATCAGATTGAGCGCGAACTGCGTCAGGTGATGGCAATCCCTTCCCCTTTGGGCACTACGACTGCGAGTGGTGCTCCGGCTTCAACTCCATTCGTGGCATCTGCACCTATTGCGGTCGCATCATCTTCGGCGGGTAGCATCCCTCTTCCTCCAGCAACCGCATCTCCCGCCATTCAGCCGTACCTCGACCTGATGAACAAGGTGAGTAGCGCACTTGCTGGCGCTCGCATCACTCAGCCTCAGTTGCAGAAGGTCTGCGAAGCTGTCGGCCTGCCGAACTTTGTCTTACTCGGTACGCGACTGGACCTAGTTCCCACCGTGGCTCCGATGATCGACGGTATTCTGGCCGGCGCTGCGGTCTAGCGCCATGACCGAAGAACAGATGGAAGAGATCGTGATTGAGGAAATCCGGAAGGCTACCAGCGTTCGCAGCTTTCGGTTCCTCAGTCTCAACCAGCAACGGAAAGTGATCGATAAGGCCATAAGGAGAGCTCTAAGTGTTCAAGATACCGGATCGGATGCTCCCAAAGTCGTATCGTAGCCCCGTCGAAGTACGAGTAAATTTCGGAGGATTTTTCATGCTTTATTGGGTTTTAATTCTTAGATCGTGGAGGGGTGAGCGATGAGCCACACATTCCTAGCTCCATCTTCGGCAGCGACATGGAGCGTATGCTCACTCTCGCCTACGATGAGGGCCCGCTTTCCGCAAGAGCATGGGTCATCTGAGGCGGATGAGGGTACGGCGGCTCATTGGGTAGCCTGGGAGCTTGTCATGGGCCATGATGTGGCTCTACACGCTCAAGCTCCTAACGGTCTGCTGGTGACTGAGGAGATGCTTGAAGGAGCGGAGTTGGTCGCGGACACCCTCATTACTCGGAGGACTGTTCAAAAAGACTTAGTGATCGAGATGACCATCCTCATTGCTTCAATTCATGCCGATATGTGGGGGACTCCCGATCTTTGGTACTTCGACTTCCAACATTGCCGTCTAGAAATCTTTGACTACAAATTCGGTCACAGGTTTGTGGATGAATTTTGGAACAAGCAAGGTCTCTGTTACCTCTCAGGAATTGTTGACGTGATCTGTCAGAAATACGGATGGACCTATGGTCAACTTGAACCTGTGATGACAGTAGCTTTCACAGTCATCCAACCTCGATGCTTCTATCGCGGCTCATCTGTCCGGACCCATGAATTCAAACTCTCAGAATGCCGTCCTCGCTTCAACCATCTGGCCAATATGGCAGAAGCTGCAACCATCCACACTCCCACCGCAACCGTGAATGAGCATTGCGGAGATTGTCCCGGCCGCCATGCCTGCGATACTCTTCAACTCTCCGCATACACCGCTGCCGAGTACAGTTCCCGGCGCGGAATCGTAGAACTCACGCCGTCAGCGGCCGCGCTTGAACTCAAGATATTGAGCGCGGCTCTTGACCGCCTTACAGCTCGCGTCGAGGGGCTGAAGGAAGTCACCATTGCCAATCTCACCGCCGGCAAGCATGTGCCGTACTATCGAGCCGAACCTGGAATGGGTCGATCGACATGGAACATTCCAGCGCCCCAAGTCATCGCCATCGGTTCACTCAGTGGCATCAACTTGCAGAAGCCCGCAGAAGTTGTTACGCCAACGCAGGCGAAGAAACTCGGAGTGGATGAGCGTATCGTCGCTCAATTCAGCTTCACTCCGAAAACCGCAACCAGGCTCATCCCTGAAACCCAGACCGATGCCGCGAGGATCTTCGGTAGGAGCTAATTACACAATGGCAACTCGATACGTAATTGTACGTACGCAATCAGCAGGAGTCTTCGCTGGCAACCTCAAGTCAAGAGAGGGTCGGGAGGTTATATTGACCGACGCTCGCCGCCTCTGGTATTGGTCTGGCGCGGCCTCACTTTCCCAACTCGCCGTTAGCGGTACCTCGAAACCTAATGACTGCAAATTTCCCGTCGCTGTGCCGTCAGTGACTTTGCTCGAAGCGATTGAAATTCTCGATGTAACTCCAGAAGCGGAGATCTCAATCAAAGCTGTTCCTGTATGGAAAAGCTAGGCAGCGGCGACGGCGACGGCAGCGGCTACGGCGACGGCAGCGGCGACGGCAGCGGCAGCGGCTACGGCAGCTACGGCAGCGGCGAATGATTTTCAACCTATCCCAGTTATAAGGAGCTAATCACACAATGGCAGAACGCACGAGCATTACATCACCCGTAGGCCGTCTGGTCGCGGGCAGTCTCTACAAAGAAGTCACTACCGACTTTGATGGTAACCCTCTGAAATACAAAACCGGGACCAAGGTCGGGCAATCGCGAGTTGAGTTCTACTTCGGTCTCGCCATTCCCAAAACCAAAGCAAACTGGTGGGAAGAACCTTGGGGCCAACAGATTCTCAATGTCGGCTCAGTGGCGTTTCCCGGCAGCTATCAGCGCAAAGACTTCGCGTGGAAGATCACGGACGGCGACAGCATCGAACTCAACAAGCGCAACAAGCGGCCCTGCGATAACGAAGGATACAAGGGTCATTGGGTGCTCGGTTTGCGCGGCGGATATGCGCCGAAGGTATACAAGGCAGAGAATGGGGCTTTTGTTCAGGTGACGGAGCCAGATTTCGTCAAGCCCGGTTATTATGTCGAAGTCGCTTTCAATGTCGAAGGTAATGGCAATCAGAATAATCCCGGCGTCTATCTCAATCACTCGATGGTTTGCTTCCGCGCCTACGGTCCTGAGATCAACTTCGGTCCCGATGTGAATGATGCCGGCTTCGGGCAAAGCGCATTGCCGGCAGGAGCAAGTCTCGCCCCACCTCCGAGCGCCATCCCTATGCCTGCGTCGTCTGCCAGTGCACAGAATGCACCCATCCCTGTCCCTTCTGCCCCTGCCGTGCCCGCCGTTAGCTCCGGTCCCATACCGGTGCTGCCAAACCCTCAGTTCCTCCAGATGCCCGCGCCAGCCGTCGTAACTGGAGTGATCCAATCCAACCTCCCGAATGGTGCGAGTTTGAGCAACGCTGGTGCAATCCCGCCGCCTCCTGCACCTGCATCCCCTTCTAGTCCCTCCTACCGCATGAGGGATGCTGCAATGGGTACACGCGAGGAGTGGCTTGCTAAGGGCTGGACGGACGCTCAGATGATCCAGGGCGGTTACATGGTGCAGGAGTAGTCCAAACAAAGAGGGTGCCCATACCCTCTCATCACGGCGCTGCCTTTACTAAAAGCGATTTGCAGCGGAGAGGCGTACAAAGAGCGCCGTGATGAGAGGGTATGGTTCGGAGGAGATATGGCAGTCGCTTTAGTTTGCATCAAGAATTACGTGTTGGGGCACTGATGATACCCAATCCTCCTCAATCCAAGCCGGTAGCGTTCTACGATACGGAGTGCTACCGGAACTATTGGGTGCTGAAGATTCGAGTCCAGAATGGACCCATCTTCAGCTTCCGGCTTGGTCCTGGGCAGTCCTTCAGCGATGGGGACCGCCTACGCATATCCGATCTATTTGCGATGTTTCTGGTGGTCAGCTTCAATGGCATTTACTACGATGTGCCGATGATCTGCGCGGCTCTCGCTGGCTTCTCATGCGAGCAACTCAAGTGGCTGTCGGATGAGATCATTCAAAGCAAACGCAAGCCCTGGGAGTTGAATCTCCCAATTGAATGGCAACCTGCGGACCATATCGACATCATGCAAGTCTTGCCGGGTGAGGGAAGCCAGAAGCAATACGCAGGTCGCATCCACTGCAAGTGTATGCAGGACTTGCCATATGAACCTGATCGATGGTTATCGGATACGGAGATGGTCGAGCTCGATTCCTATTGCGAAAATGACCTTGATGTTCTGGAAGAGCTGTACAGAGCCCTCGAACCTCAACGTGTCATGCGCGATCATCTTACTGAGTGTTACGGAATCGACCTGCGCTCGAAGTCAGATGCTCAGATGGCAGAAGCCGTCATCAAGCTCCGATGCGAACATGCTCTCGGCCAACGGATCTATAAGCCGGAAATCGATTGGAATCTGAAGTTTCGTTATAATCCGCCGGCCTGGCTCGCCTTTCAGACTCCTCAGTTGCAGAATACTTTGGAGATCGTCAAGGATGCTATCTTTGGCCTCGGCGCGAATGGGATGGTCGAGATGCCCGCAGCACTCAAAGGGGTTGAAATTCCCCTGGGTCAAGCCATCTACCGCTTGGGTATCGGCGGCCTCCACAGCAGCGAGAAGTGCGTAAGCTATGTGGCTGATGACACCTATTGCCTGCGAGACAACGATGTAGCTAGCTACTATCCCAATCTGATCTTGTTAAGTGGTGAATTTCCGGCCGCTCTCGGGCCTGTGTTCCTTGACGTTCTCTGCAACATGAAGGATGAACGTATCGACGCTAAAGGATTGGAGCGAGAACTAAAGAAGCGCGGTGACACCTCCAGTTACGACTTCCAGATTGCCCACGTTGAGAATGAGGGGGGGAAGGTCATGATTAACGGAACCTTCGGTAAAACCGGAAGTCCATTTAGCATTCTCTTTGCGCCGAAGATGATGATTCAAACGACCATTACCGGGCAACTTGCGATGCTCATGATTATCGAGTGGCACGAACATTACAGTATCCGGGTCGTCAGTGCCAATACTGACGGCTTCGTCATTCGATGTCTACGAGATCAGGTCTACATCAGCGAATACCTGATTGACCTGTGGCAGAAGTTAACCGGGCTCGAAATGGAGACGACCGAGTACAAAGCCATCTATTCCAGAGATGTGAATAACTACTTTGCCGTCAAATCCAATGAAGTCAAGCGCAAGGGTGAGTACAGCAAAGCCGGTCTAATTGAGAAGAAAAATCCCGACGTTGAGATCTGTTCTGATGCCGTCGCCGACCTGTTGTTGCATGGAACTCCGATACTTTATACGCTCGCTAGTTGCCGCGATATTCGCAAGTTTGTCACTGTGCAGAAGGTGACTGGCGGCGGCGTGAAGATGTGGGGTGAAGGTCCGCAAGAAAAATTGGTGCGGGATATGATCCCGACGCTCGAAGCGAATGGGTGGATGAAGAGTGGTCGCAAGTGGAAGCGCCCAAACAAGCATCGGCCGGCTCATGGTGAAGGGTACATTCAGGGCGGATACTCAGAGGAATTTGGAACCGACGAATATAGTGCCAGTGAAGCCTATCAAGCTTGTTTCGAACCTCAGCGCGCCGAGTACCTCGGCAAAGTGATCCGATGGTACTATGGCGTCAACTCACCAGGCCCCATCGTCTACCAAGGTTCCGGGAACATGGTAGGACTGAGCTACGGCGCGCAACCGTGCATGACGCTACCTGATGACTTCCCCAATGATATTGACTACGGTTGGTATGCTCGAAAATGCGAATCTATCTTGAAGGAGATTGGATATGCTGCGAATTAGCGAATTGCTAAATGAGTACAGAGACGCCCTCGACTTCGACTCTGTTGATAAAGAATCCTTACTCGGGCTATTACGTGAGGAAATTCGACGAATCGAAAATAAACTCAGAGAAGCTGCCGATACTCAAGCTGATTTGGGTTTTATCCACAATACACCCGGATCTAAATTTGATTGGATTGAACGATGACAACATCTGACGAAATCGTACTAATCGCAATCTCAATAGTCGTCATTGGGACGAGTGCGTTGCTGGTATGGCTTTCACGCTACGGACGCCAGAAGCCCGACTACCCCGAGTGCATCGTATGCGGTATCCGGTCGCCCAGGGCGGTCATGGTAGACGTGGGCGGCGGATATGTCCATGCCATCGAAGACGACGATAACCCAAGCGATCCGAAACAGCCCCGATGCGAAGAGGAATGGATGGGGAGGATAGCGTGGTGATAACAGACGATGAGTGGATCAAGTACAAACCTCACGGAACCGGCTGGAAGTTAAACTCAGCTTGGACGAATACTGAGCAGACGCATCAGGAGCATGGCGTTATCTTCACAAGGCCGATCTCATGGGAACCGCGCTTCTCTGGATTCGATGATGTTGACGAATTTGACGAATGCGGCAAGTGCTTTGCGGATGGCCGCCTAAATGGGGAGACAAGCCGCGTTGAGTGCTCCCGATGCCATCGAATGAATATCGCATCGGGCCGAATGGATGAGATGGAAATCCGTACATTTACGTGCCAGCGGTGCTCCGACGAGCTAAAACGCTAGGTAATGTCGCGAAATCGATTGAAGTACAACCCGGCATGAACGTCGCCGCAATCTACTTCGGCGAGTAACGTCACGACGAAGTTCCATAGGAGAAGGTATGAAGGATTTACTGGGAGTTATCGCACTTTCCTTGTTATCGTTTGTCTCGGGCGCGGAGACGATCCGTATATGGGGCAATTTCCGCAGCACTCAGCCGTTAGACTTTGAAACCGCGCTCAGGCAGCCGGTAAACATGGAAACGCATACCGTGGTCATCGACTACGGGGATTGGGTCAAGATGGTGTATATCCGAAATGACCTAGAATGCGCCGCTATCTACAAGATGAAAAATCTCAGTGGGTACTATGTTGACATCTGGAGAGATGTACACGTGAGCCCATTATCCTTCAGCAGCCTCAAAGACGCTCAGCAGCATATAGCAGAAGGGAGCTGGTGCAAGCCATGATTACATACGCCGAAAGAAGCGCGAAAAACATTCGCGAACTCGTCCCTGTCCCAATGCTGGACCCCATAGAGGCGCGGCAGCAGTATTGCATGTTGTTCCTCGTCCAATACCGAGCCTGCTACAGTATCAACATGGTCACTGAGGATGCCTTCCTTGAGGCATACGACTTCTACGCCATGGCAGCCCGGTACGGCGCAGATATGGAGGCTCTGGACGAAGAAGCATACAAGATTCGCCGACAATGGTCCGAGAAGGGGGAGTGATGACGCGAGCGCAAGCACCTAAGCCTGGATGGTTAGAAGGATACCCCATCAATGGGAAAGTATGGTTCCGCGAGAGCACAAATGAGTGGGTACTTGAGCTTACCGGCACCATCAATGATTGCAATTTCACATACCGTCATACGGCACCTGCGAGCGAAAAGCCAGAGGATGTTCCAGGTCTTGGGAGACTGTACCAGGCGTTAAGAGGCTCTATCAGTGTGTGAATTGTCGATGCTAGTATTTAACGCTTGAGGATTATCGGTGGAAATCATAACAAAAACTTGCTCATGGCGGCGACTGGTTCGCGAATATCCAACCCTTACGTCAGCAAACGGATGCTCTTGGATTGATCGACGCAGTATCCAGGAGTGCATCGACAATTGCCATTTCGAGTCCGTTACGCGCGCTCAGGACAGCCACAGTAATCATGCCTCTCGGATAGCAAACCTGGTGCTCATGATTCGCTCCGGGGCGACCTTAGACCCTATTGTTATCATGATCGAACCTTGTGGGAAGACCTATATCTTAGACGGAAATCATCGGATGCGAGCTTATCAATTTGCGCGCCGATTGCAATCCATACCTTGGGTAATTCTTAAGAAATCCGCTAGGCAATAACCTCATTTAATCAACTGATTAATCCAGTACCCGGCCTCGCCCGCTTTAGCCCCAAAGTCCGCAATGCCAACGATGGTCTTCGCCGATTTCTTGATCCAGCATCCGTGCCCCGTACATGGCGGGGGATAGAGAATATCGTGATATTTCATTTTGGTGTCATGGGACATGAGGTCCACGTTCGATAGAGTGTTGTTCGCATGTTTCAGTGCGTTCATAATGTCCGGGTCGCTGATTAGACCATCCAGATGCGCCTCAACCGGCGTGAGACCACCCAAAGCGACCGTGGTAGCTCGCAGAGCGCCTGTCGCCTCATCTTCTATTCCCGATAGTTTGGTGGTCGCCTGCTGTGCTCCCATGGCGGTTTTATGCAGGTCTGAGAATATCGCAGCTTCCTGGGTATCGAGGGTAGCCAACTGCCTATCCTCATGCGCAACTGCCATATCCGCATGAACCTCAAGACTTTTGGTAGCGAGGAGGGCTTTATCAACTTCGGCCAGTGTGCCAGTTCCAGGCCGGTTGATCCAGTCCAGTGTTGCGCCAGCTTTGGCTGGGATGGAGCTGTATGCGGTCACTGTGCTCTTCAGCGCCTCGCCGATGGTCAAACCCTCATACGCAACAATGCCAAGGGCTACCGTGGCCGTAGCCGCGAGTAACACCTTGGCAATGTAGAGCGCGTTCATGGTTAGAAATTGATGCCAAGCGCCTTGAAGTCGGCAACAACGGTAGCCTCGCCAGCCTTCGCGTCTGCCACGACCTGCTTCACCAGAGCGAATGTAGTTTCGCTCATCGTTACGGCAGAGGGGATATTGCCAGTGCCAGCAGCAGCAGCAGCCGCTTCCGCCGCTTCAAGCGCTTTGACAGCGTCGTAAAAGACGGTAGCCGCTGCGGTAGCGGTAGGAGTGGAGAGTTTAGAGAAAATCTCTTGCAATTTGGTAGCGCCACTAAGAACGCTTACCAGAAACTTCTCGGCTGAACTGAAAATAGATGCTATGGACATTGGAGGCTCCTCGTTACTTGTTTGGATTGGGAAAGGTGGCGGACGCGACCGGCGCACCCGTAGGATTCGATTTCGGGAGCGGAGCATCGCCCTGATAAAGAGAGAGGGCCCACTTTGCAGCGCCAGTGATAGCGGTTAGCGCAAAGCAGGTGACCGGAAGCCACGTCCAGGCAGGGTGAGCCGTCAGCAAGGGCAGGAGAGAACCCCCCACTGCCGTGCATCCGCCGGCCAAGCCCGAGAGGATACCTTGCTGCGTACTCTTGCTGCTTAGGTCCACAGTTGGCCAAATGATTGCCATTATCCCAACACCTCCAAAGTCAGAATAGTGTCGGCGGAGAGGCCGGTTGCCTTCATGACGAAATCAAGGTAGCCGACAGAATCATTCTCAACCGGTGGCGCGAAACGGTCAATCACTTGTTGCAGGATAGCACCCAAATAGCCGTGGGTAAGCTGCCCGTTCTTGTCGAACTGCGCTGGCATGCTCAGCCATTTTCGCAGAGCATGCCATCCTGTTTCGTCATCGGGGAAGACTGCGAAACGGCCATGCGCAGCGATAGCTCCGAAGTGGACCGCTTCCGGCCCATAGATGAGATCGCCCGGGTTGTGGCATATCGTCGGGATGGCTCCCGGTACGCCAAAACCTTCCTGCTTCGCAATGGCTTCAATTACGGTCATTTTCCCCTCTCTCGTTCGTTCTGTTGGCCTTCGCGGAAGCTCTCTCGCTTCTCACCCTTGACGTACTTCACATTGAGGCCATCGAATGTAATGTCGAGCCGAATCAATTTCTTCAGGATAAACCCGCCAACTATCGTAGCAATCCAACCACCAGATCGCTCGACGTGCTCAAGCATGGGTTCAATCCACGGGTCAATCACGCTTGCTCACCGCGCTTCAACCGCTCAATCGCCCGGTCCACTTCCTTTTGCTTTTCGGCAGGAACCTGTTTCGGAGGAGCAATCGGGTCCGGTACGGGGTGCGGTTGGGGCATAATCTCACCTCATTGAAGCGGCTCAAAAGCGGTATTGTCATCATTATACGGCGAGTTCTTTGCATCCGGGTAGGTTTTCAATGAAGTGTGTTTCGAGCGCATATATTCCTGCACATCGATCATCTGCTTTTCCAGTGAATTGAGCCGGTCCTCAATGCGCTGAGTGTACTGCCCTACCCAAAGTGCGGCACCAAAAATAGAGATGCATATCGGAATCCATCCGGGAACCCATTCGAACCATCGCTTCACTGATTGAACCATGCCCATCCTTTCGGTATATCAACTTGTTCATACTCCGACTACTCACAAACGCTCAAGCTCCTAAAAATTCAAGTTGTGCGAATACATACGCTACGTTAGTTCCTGATTGTCCAGCGAGAACTGCCGTTTGGGGAATGCTCATCACAACATCAAGCTGATCCCCAGCAGCACAAACCAAGATGGTATCGAAAGGGTAAGCCATCGACCCATCCGATACTTGCGGATATTGTGCACATTGGCGAGCGAGCGCTCCATTTTTGTAAATCATGCTTCCGATTAGTTGTCCTGAAGGTGAGGGTAAATATGTGGTTCCTGTCAAGCGGTACTTACCTGCCCAAATTGCCTGAAAGACTTTGGCACTAGAATTCCACAAGGTGAAAGGGTCAAACTCGACCGTATCCCAAAGCACCTTAGAATTGCCGCTTGCGAGAGTTTGTTGAGTACTCGCGTAGACACTGGAAGATACGCTCGCCCCAGAACCGAAAGGGACCCAACCTGCACCGCCTGTATCAGGGTCCGTCGTATTGTTATCAACGACGGATAACCAAAATCCCGTTCCGGCAGCGTTGAGGAGCTGAGCGCCTTTAGGATAGCCCCCAATAGCCGCAGAGAATACCGAGTCGTACTGAAAGCTGGCCCCGACATTCGACCACACTACCGGAGCTGAAATCTGATTGAGCGCGCCGTTCATATCGAGACCGCTCATCACTACCCCGCCGTCGGTGAGTGGAGTCATGGTAGTCGGAGGGAATCCGTCATTGAAGGATGCCGCACCGGGCGTCACGCCGATTTGAGAGGGCACAGGCACCGTGCGTTTTCCCCCATACCCCCCTGATGCCGCAGCATTTACGGCGAAAGCTTCGACGATCTTGGCAGGTGCGTTAGTTAATTGCATTCAACTCTCCAAAGATCCCATTCCCCATTGTGGTGACCCAAGGTTGCCCCATTTCAGCAAAGCCTATCAAGGGGTATTCCTGCGCCTGTAATCCGGTAAATACACCCGAAGGACGAAGGAAGATGCCTGATTGTTCGAGTATAAGAGTTTGCTCGACGGTCAACGCAAATTCAAAATTATAGATCATCGTCATCCCGCCGGTATCGAGCACATAGGCGCGTGTTCCGGCTCCGAGCCAATTTTGCAAAAGCTGATTTAGAGCTTGAGAACTGGGGTAAATGATATTGCTGAGAGCTTTAAGCATTACCAGGGAACGGAAGGTATCCTCATCATTCAAATACGTTCCCAGAGATGTAATGAGGGACTGGGGAATTCCAACAATCCGGCTCCAGATAGCAAGCCCGAATAGATTGGCAGTGGCAACGTTGAAGATAGCATTGTAAAAACCGTCGATGTCTCGATAAGGATCGATGTTAGTATTCATCCCCTGCACAATCGCAAGGATACGCGGGCTGTTGCCGTATTGACTGACGATAGTTTGCTCAAGGTTCATCATACGTAAGTCACCATAATGTTTCCCGCGCTGATGCTCGGAGTCTGATCGATTCCAACCTGAGCTTGCTCGCCAGTGGGAGTCGAGGTCGTACCTACTTGAATACCGAGTAAAGTAACATAGGTTCCGATGGCAGAGACGACAGCATAGTATTGAGCCGCAATAATACTGCCTCCAATTCGAGCGCGCTGGTTCCCATTCAAACCTTGAAATTGATTGATAATGGCCGTTTGTACAAGAGCCGCCAATCCGCTCGGAAGATTGGCGGCATTTACAATTTGAACCGCGAAATAGATTGGCAAACCGACTGGGCGGATAAAACTAACGGAATATTGTGGCTGAGGGTAGCTATAAGTAGTATCAGATACAACTACCGTCGATACGGTACCCATTCCCGGAACCGGAGACTGCCCCACGGGATATGCAGCATAATCACAACCATCATCTTTTTTGCCCCATATAGCCGCCGCAACGGTGGCATCAACACCCCCAACTACAGCAACGTAAATGGAATGAGGCGCAAGCGGATAATTGCTTGGGTTGAGGGTTCCTCCAGGTAGGGGATTGCCCGATTGCGTAAGGCCACTTGGGTTGTCGATTACGTAGCAATCCAGAACGTTATCAATCTCAAAAACTGTTGCATAAATGGCTTGATTGGTACCCCGCCCGTTCAAGGCGACCGAATTCTGTCGGCGGAACTCAAAGTCAGCGCGACTCTCGACTACGTTACCGATAATGCCGTCTGAAGGATTGGTGATCGTATCCCAACCGTTGATTTGCTGATAGACAACGGTAAGTGTAGCAGCAGGGCAAGCGATAGCCCCTGTAGCTTGATTTTGCCATTGGCTTGTCACAGTACCGGACGATCCGATGGTGACACTGGTCAACAAGACGTAGCTATTGCCGCTTGTATCCTGAGCCAACGTGCCGGAAGGAATCGGAGTACCCGATATACCCCCTAGAGTGCAAGTGACCGCTGTAGCCTGCGCTGGCTTGCGTGTGAGGAAGTATATACGAGCTAAGGCGTCCTGAAAGCGGCCGCTGGCATATTGAGGATCAAATTGATTGGATAGGTAAAGAATCTGACTGTCTTTGTCCGCAATTACCGCAGCCTCGCTGCTCGCAATTTGCCCTTGCGGGGTTGTCAGACCAGACCCTAGAACTCCCCCGAAAGCCGAATTGATGTCAGCTTGCGTACCGGTAAGAATATCCGATTCTTGCGGTACAATGACTCCGGTATCGGCGAACTGAATTTGGGGAACGCTAGTCGCCATTAGAAAGTCACCGATGAAGAAACGTTATTGTCATCCACAATGTAAACCGTACCGGTCGTCGCACGATCTGTAAATCCCGAGATGACGGTTTGAACCGAACTCACCCCATCCACCCTCGCTTTAGCTTCACTGTTCATCATCTCGATTAACAGAGATGATGGTGGAAGTTTGCCTAGAACTTTCGTCCAATAAGGGATACCCTGGCTTGTGTCGTAATAGACCTCACCCTCGAAAGTTCGAATGGCACTCGCCACGTCTTGCGCAACGGCGAGCGGGGGCGTGTTCACTGCGATATTGCCGTTGGCATCAACGGTCAAGTCCCATGTGTCTACGTCCAAAGCTATCGTGCTGTAAGGTGGTGTGCTCATGGTATCGGCGGGGTGGTGGGCTCCGCAGGACTCCCGTAATCGTGAATGTGAGACACAAGACTGATGGCGCTATCCCCGGCTAAAACGTCAGTTTCTATCGTCATTGTACCGTCAGTTTGGTTGACTGCGCCTTGCAAATTTATGAGAGGGGCTTGAAGGGTAATGGCCGTAGGGGACAGGATGCTCACCCCCGCTGGACTGAATTGAATATATTGAGTTGGCGGGGCTTGGCTCAAGCCGAGACCGATGTACATGGCGTCGGAGAAGCTGTAGTAGCGGTCCGAACCCGGGTTGGCTTGAGCGCGCGTACTAATGACTTTGGAAATATCTCGACTGGCAAAAAGGCAGAAGCCGATGTCACCAGGCGCAGGGTCTAGGATGATGCCGTTCCCGCCAGAACTTTGCATTCGAAGATACGGGACATTAGAGATAGTGCCATGAGGGGTGCTATTACCAGCAGCATCGACTTGATTTACGAGCGGTTGGATGTTGACCGTACCAATTGGCGATACCCCACCAGCATTGGTGCATGAGACGACTTTAACGAGAGTTGCCGTCTGCATTTTTAGCGTCTGCTGTTCAATGACGAATTGCAGCTTGTTGAACTGCCCCCATACAGAGAACGGGCTTAATAGACCGGGCGCTATATTGCTCATCAGCTCGCTCCCAAAGCTAGATTTGTGGATGTGCCCCGAATATCCATCAACCAAGATCCATTCGGCTTATTGCTCTCAAGTTTGAGACCCATACTAGTGACAATCCAAGTTCCTTGCGCGCGCGGCGTCTCGGGGCTCTGAATTTGCACACTTCCTCCAAAGGTTACGGAGGGACTAAAGAGCATTTGAAATTTAACTCCCACGCCGTCAAAAGTCGGATAACCTTTAAGGCCCGTAGTTTTGGAAACAAGCGGGATTGACTTTGATCGAGCTTGATTGGGGGGAGTGATGGCGATTACGGTATTATCGACGTACATCCAAATTCCGGCCATTTTTGCAATTTCTTTTAGTTGCTCAAATCCAGTATTGGCATGATAAGGATTACTGATTGGAATGAACCCCACCCCGTTATTTTCAAGTGTGTACGTGGACTGAGTAGAATTTATAGTCGCGTTAATTTTTCCGATAACCGTCTGCATCAGATTTACGGCCCCCACTGAGCCCGAAAAGGCAGTCGGGGTTATCGGATTTACTTGGCTGAAGTATGCGGCCTGGGCTTGAATACTCAGATACACATCGGGCATGTTATCGTAATTAGCCCATGAATTGATGATGTTTCCGCTGAATACGAGTGTACTTTGTTTCCCGTCAATCGCAAAAACTTGAATCGTATTCGGAATGTATGCCAACGGATTCCACTGAATTGTAGTGGCGGAATTCATATCGCTCTGAGAAACTCCAAAGATCGAAGCCCTCAAGGTTCCCATCATTGCCCCGCCAGCCTTGTCTATATCGACAACCGCACGAAATCCCTGAAGAGTGATCGTATTTGCGGACGACGAGCCAAAACTCCCGGTCCCAAGGTTAATTACGAATTTGAGGTCTTTCGTGTTCAATTCGAATCCCTTTTCGTATTTTTTCAATGGCTCGATTGAGCTTATGCTGGGAGTAGGGTCCCATGTCTCTAAAGGTGAATCCTTCCCAAAAGTATAGCCTTAGCCTCTCCAGATCTTTTGAAGTAAGGCCGAAATGTCCCACTCGAAGCCAATTTTGTGCATCGATCGCTATCTCCCGATTCATCACCGGAGCTGCCAATTCCCCCTCTAAAGATACGAAATTCAACTGCTCATGCCGGCCTACCATTTTCCGCCCATAGTCGATCATCCGGCGCATAGCGACAATGCGGGCCAATCTGGATTTATCCCGACCAATAACGGCCATTACTCCAATCATCCAAAAGTCTTCCATATCGGCAGAGTTACCCAGTACTGGAGCAAACATGCGATATGCCTTCCATGCAAGCACTCGCAACGTGGGCCATGCGAGCGATTCTTCAGGACTCATGGCTTTTTGCACTCCAGCAACCCATGAGGGAACTGAATCATGATCGTGCGACTGCTACTGGAGCCGTGAGAATAGGCCACGGGGCGTCCAGGCGCTCCCGGTATCCACGAAACGAAGGTGAGGCCCTCTGCGCAGGGGGGATGCAAGGGCGGGGCTGTAGCGGCCGCTGTTAGGGGTTTGGGCTTGGAGCACCCCGAGCAGCACCAGATGGTGATGCCGATGCAAATGAGCATCCCTATGATCGTGAGAGTTTTTTTCATGGTAAGGCTCCTAATAGGTTACCCAATTGGTTCCGTTGCACATTACGGGAGCATATGTCGATCCGCCCCCGCTGTAGGTTCCCAGATAAGTCGGCGTTGTAGCATCGGACACGTAGAAACCAGGCACTATAGTCAGGGATGAAGTACAAGTCGGAAGCGGCAATGTACTCGCATTGAACAGCGTTCCCTTTCCGGTAGTGCTGCATTTGTAATTCTGGTTTATGGTGTTCTGGCATATCGCCGTCTGGTTTGGTAGAACGAGTCCATTCAATACAGACGAACTCACCTGTCCCGGAAAGACCGCGAGAGTGAGTACGTTGGTTGAGAGATTGTTGAAGAAAAAGGTATGGCCGAACCCCGGCGTCACCGTGGGGAAATTAGGATATTCAACATCCTGGGGAGGAATCGGGAGATAAAGCGTGTTCGCACCGAACGCCGAAGCAATGGTGACGGCTTCATCATCCCATCCAAGGAAGGATGTGCCGACCGTATAGGAACTGGACAAATATCGGAAAGATGCCCAATCTCTACGAGCATCATGATTCAATTTCGGAGGCCGGTTGAGACTTAGCGGAGCCATATATGCGTTCGTGATGTTCTTGTAACCAAGCGTATTCGGATGCAATGTGGTCGCCGTAACGATGTTTGAGGTTTCCGCAAGCGTGGCCTTGTAGAAGTTCCTGATCTTGGCTTGGAAAATGTTGGTAAATCCATAGATATTTTGCATCTCCCACAGCCATCCGGACATTTCGTCGTTATAGTAGTCTCCGGTTTGAGAATAGTTTTTTTTCTGCGATGATGTCGTACCCAGCAAATTATCATTTCCGGTGTAAGCTACCTCGCGCGTAAAGGCTATCGGTTGCCCCTGTATCGGAGGTCCGTATTGCAGCACAAAGGATTCCGTGCCGCTGCCGGATGCCTGAGTGCAATTGGCCTCAACCTGGGAAGATGACAGCCCGGTAGACAATGCGGTGAGAGGGGTGGAACTGTTCAGCGCGGTAGTGGTTGCAAACGACTGAGGATAAAAAGTCTGCCCTGCTACAAGCGTATTGGCGGCAGTGAAGGTGCATACGCTCCCAGTCGATGCCCAGCCTGTGCCAGTCGAATATGGCTGAGGACCATATCCAACGGGGCCAATCGAGATCACATCGGTGCCAAGCAATGTTGAACTGGCCTTGAATGTTACGGTATGGCTCCCTGCCGTAACGCCGCGAATGAAGATAACCCCTAGCGAATCCGTAGTACTCGCACCCGTCAGTATGGGAGTTTCTGCCATCGCCGAGACGTTGAAGGAATAATTGGTCCCATCCAATTGGTAACTAAAGTTAGCGTTCTGAGAGTTGGCTCCGGTCGCTGAATAATTGTAGATCCGATACCAAAAAACAATCGACTGCCCGGCAACCGCTGTTCCGGGAATCGTGGCCGTTGCGGTTGCTGATGCTGTAGATGTTTGGAGAAACAGAGGGCCTGCCGTTGAACTGAAGGTGGTATCGTTCGACCAATTTGTGCCGGTAAAGCCGGTTCCAGGGATGGCAAAGTTCGATAGATTGGAAGCCAACAGAGTGGCTTCAGCCTCCCAGCATCTCTTAGTGATGGCGAGGTACTGATATGGATTGCTGGGGCCACTGGAGTTAGACAAGTGATAATCGTTGATCGCGTCTCCAAATAGTTGCAAACCTACGCCGGTCGCCCCATTGTTGACATTCGGGAATACCTGAGTCCTCGCAATATCACAAGAGCTATAACCGCCTGCTGAATAATTGGTTAATGTCGGGCTTCCTACTGCGGCATTCAACTGGTAAGCATACCCGCCTAGGGTAGTGGAGCTGGGAACTGCCGTGCCGACGCCCACACCGTATGAGTCGTCGAACACCTTCTCATACGCCCATCCCGAAGTTGGCATGGTAAATCCATATCGAGCATTCACCCCGCTGTTGTAGGAGAGGGAGGGAGCTCCAGAATCGTATCCGTTGACGGCCACCCCTACATTGGAGGCATTATAAGTGAGCTGTTGATATTGCGTTCCTGCTGGGAGCGAACACGTCCCCGCTCCCACCTGCCCGGATGAGTTAGTGCCAATACACGGCGCGCTCACTATCGGTGTCGTACTCGCCCCCATCATCGGAGTTCCGCTCACGCCATTGGGGTTCCATCCGGCGCTATTAGTTGGAGTCCCTAAAGTTATTACATTGTTTGCTGCACTCGCTGTAGTTCCCAAATTAAACTGATAGCCGGACCCCGTAGATCCAGTGATGCTATACTGCTGCGTTCCCGTAGCCTGCGTACTAGCAAAGTTGCAGGCAAACAGAGGGCTGGAAATTCCTGCCGGTCTGCTGTGCCTGTAAAAACATTGGAAGAGCGGGATATTGGAGCTAGCCGATCCGTTCCACTCAGGAGCATAGAAAACGATAGCGTTCGAGCTTGCATCTGCCCCCGAAGTCGCCGCGCTCTGACCGAATAATTCCCAAGCATTAGCGCCGTACCCAACTTGGCGCACGACCCCAGCTTGAGATGTCGGATTTGTGGCGTAAGTGTCGATCCCTTGCGCATAGTTAGATGGAGCTACCAAGTCGGTGTCGTATCCGTTCGCCGGAAGTCCACCGCCATATTGAGTGACGATACCCGGAGTAAACATATCATATCCAGCAAAAGAGCCGTTCTTCGACAAAACCCACAATCCCGGCGCGAAGTCTGATCCTGCGCCGATGACTCCTAAGCCATTTCCAATCACACCTTGACCCAAAGAAGTCTGCTGTGGCATGTTTGCCTGAATATTGTTCGCATTCGCTAGAACCGTATTACCTACGCCAAAAGCTTGACTGTAATACTCGAATTGTTGCTTTAGATGATCCTGCCCACACCCAAACCCACCATTGAGATGTAGCGGAGGGGTGGTGTTTGCCGTACAGTTTGGTGCGATGACAGATTGGCCGTTAATCACTGTTGGAGTCGTCGAAGTGAAGTCCAGATTACCATCTAGCTTAGGAAGGAAGAACACGACAGGTAAACCGTCGTTCCGCGCTTCCTGATAAGCCTGATTTTCCAAAGTGTTATACGTCGAAATCCATCCTGCAATTACCGCATCCTGCGAGGTACCTTGAATCTGCTGCGGGATAATGCCGCTCATTGTGAGGTTTGGTCCAGTCGATCCTCGCAGAATGTTGTTTGGCGGTAATCCAATTCCATAAAAGCCAACTGTTCCTGCGCTTACGTGAGTAACCGTGATTGTCTGCGGTCCCGGAGTCAATCCATGAAAATGTGCTAGAGCGCCTTGGACCGGATAGGAAAACGAACCCTCGCCAATTACCACGTTGGAAATGTTAGTCTGCCCGGAGATGTCGTCTTGCAAAGTTCCATTAAGATTTGTCCCAACCGAGAACGCCCCGCCCCCAGTCGAATATTTGGCATACCAGAAATCGAGTATGCCGTTCTGCGGAATAGTCACCATATAGTAAGCGGTATCGCCAATGGTCGATGAAGTGAGCGGCGTAGTCCCGGAGATGAAGACATTTACCAGCGCGCCCGCTCCGGTTCCGGTAATGGCCGTCGTGGTGTAGGTTTGGAAAGGATAGGTAGATGCAGGACACCCTGAACCGTATCCTGTAATATGCGAACTTCCGATCCCGTTTGCCGTTGTTGAAGTACCGGATTCGGTGTTGGAACCGGGCGTTTGGGTGAACGATACGGTAAAGGTCTGTCCCAGCACACTAACGACCGACGCATTGGCAACCGAATTTAGAGCCGGCGTGACGGTGAAGCCGGAAAGAGAAATCAGCGTTCCAACTCGGGGAACTGTATAGAGATTCTGAACCGTCAACGTCAGCGAGGTTCCGCTAAGATTGCTCCATGCCGTAATAGGGACCACCAGATTCGACGTGGCACTGATCGTTAGAACAGGGCCCGTCCCGGAGGAGCAGTTGATTTGTAGTGTATCGCCAGCGTTGTATCCATATCCAGGGTAAGATAGGCCTTTTGCGATTGCAACCTGCTGTGGTGAAGTCCACGTGCCTGTCTGAGTAAAGACCGATGCTAGAGTTTTGTATGTGCTGCTGGTAGCTATCCAATCGATCATCGCTTCGAAGGTTTCGCGGAATTCAAGATGCCAATTAGCACACGTCCCGGCATTGATGCAGTTTTGCTCCTCCCTGGCGTTGTTAGTGCCATACTGCATGATATTGATGGTGTTACCATAATCAGGGACCGTAGGAAATACTCCGAATACAATATCTGTCCCGTCTGCAACGTTTGATCCCGACGTCCCGTAATTGGTATAGACGCCTCCGCTTAGGTCATTCGCTAATCCGAGGCATGTTCCATCGGGCGAGAGTCCGGGGTAAGACGGCAAGCCGAATTCGGCCATATTGGAATCGCCGAAACATGAGGTCCCTGTAGTCCCACTGACCGTTCCGCCCGCATTGAGAATATTACCCCCCGTCGTTTGTAGTATTGAGTCATTTTGGAGATGTCCGCCAACCTGAGCCGCGCCGAATACGCCCCCATTATTAAATTGGACCGATAGATTTGGGCTAGCTGGCGTTCCGCCGCCCCCGCTGCTGGGAACGAAGAAGGGTGTTCTCACATCATCAAAGGTCGTAATGCTCGATGCGCCTGTCACGATCTTAGCGATAGGAATATCGCTTGACACAAAGGCTGTTGTCTTCGTTGCGGGAGTGCAACTTGCGGAACTATTGAGATAGACATAGTTGGTTGAACTCGCAGGAAGGGTCAAGATACCGCCGGCATACTCGACAATAGTCCCACTGCAATTCGCCGTGCCGGGTCCAATTTGTAAGCTCAAACCAGTGACTGATGAGCAATTCGTCTCACCATTCCCGCAAGGGGCATATCCAGGAGCAGTGCCGTTGGTATATTTCGCATTGGCCGCAAAGATAGGGGCCTGCTGAGACTGAGGGTTTTGAGCCAATGCGGCGACACAACTGAACAGCCACAGAATGACGAATTTACGGATCATTTGAACTCCTATGCGTAGACAGAAACGAGTGCGATTAGGCCGGTATCGGAAGCATCGAGGTACACATTGGTCGCGTCGAATGCTGGCGTTTGCGCAATAATCTGACCGGCCGAAAGCATGAAAATGTTGATGCGACTCGGAGTCGCCAATAAACCATGAGGCGTACTGAAGACACCGGGGGCACTCGAAGTCACTGACAATATAGTAGCCGACTCCGTAATGTTTATGGAGGTGTTGGCCATTCGGAATACAGTTATCTTCGCAGTGACCCCTTCACCTGAAGCCGTAAAGTAGAGGTTGCTATCGTCAGCCGCGTCCGATTCCCACACCCAACCGAAGGATGTCGGAAGTATCTCAATCAGACTGGGAATATGACCGAGTCCGTGAGGTAGAGCAAACTGACTATAGGACGGAGCACTCAACGCAAGAGTGGCCGCCGGCGGTAGGACAACGGGACTAGCTTTAGTTACCTCAGCTATAGTCGGAAGCGTGTAGACGAGCACAGTGGCCCTCACGGCAGCGTCAGAGGCCACCAGGTAGATGTTGATACTATCTGCGAATGTGCTTTGACCCCATATAGCCCCTGAGGATGTAGGGACAATTTCCAGCACGGGGGGAACTGCCCCGAGACCGTGCGCTATAGTAAAGTTTCCTCCGGAGGATGAAGTGATTTGCAATATTTCGGCAAGTTGCAAGATACTCGGGATACCCACCGCTGCAAAGGCAGTTTCAAGCACTTCGGCGGCCGTCAGGTAAACCAGCACCCAACGGGAATTGAATCCGGTGTATTCGGGATCGTCAGTACCTTGAGTGTCGATGAAATAGAGATTTCCTTGGAAGCCATCGTAGGAATTGCAAGCATCGATCGGCACGGCATTTAGAGCTAAGCAACCGATGCACATGTCGGTTCCATTGGAATTCAGGTCTACGAAGATGCTGTCGTTGCGTAGATAGATATTGATCTGGCAATTCTGGCCCCCTAAGACGCAGAGGACTATCTGATTCGCTACTGCCTGAATTGGAATCGTCTGCGGCATATCACCTTAATTAAACAGTTGGGTTGTGATACTGTTCAAAGTCGAAGTGCCTGGAGTTGAGGGTTGCACAATACCGCTACTAGATGCAGATGAAGATGCTGCATTCTGAGGGTTAGTGATTGCACTCTGAGTAGTTGAATAGCTTACAGAAACCTCTCTGATCTCCCGAAGATGCAATTCAACGATGAGCATATTGGCCCCACTATCGGCGCGCCGAATGATGCTGTAATCGACGATTGTGTATTCGTAGTAATTGATCTCTGGAGTAGCAACACTGTAGAGCGCTGTGGACTGGCAAGCTGCGTCCAATTGCGTCAGGAAGCTTGTACGGTCAGCAAGACTGCCACTGAAGCAATAGCGTACCGTAGGCTCTCCGGGAAGCACGACTTTGTTGTAACTTGCGAATCCCCCGTCCTCGACCGGAAAGTCCGATACCCGCGTCTCACGCTTGAACTCGAAGGAATTAGTAGATAGAACTGGGCCTGATCCAAGTACTGCTGTAAGCAAAGCATTTCCGCCACTTGAAGTTGACCCGAGCTGATTGCCGTCTGAATCGAATATGCCCCATTGAGTCTGGCTCTGAATGGCGTTCAGAAGGACAGTTCCGACTTCCCCGATGCTGGCGAGCGCAATAGTAGATGACATTAGGGAACCATCCCGCTGTTAGCTTGCGAAACCAGAAGATAATCGAGTTCATTCGCAAAGTCATTGGCGATACCGGCAGCATCCGTTGCCTGCGAATGAATTGTAAGACTGGCTATGTTAATAGTGCGGCTATTGCTAACGCTTTGAGCCGCAGAACCACTACTAGGAGTGGCGGCATAATTAGAGGCCATCGGAATACCCGCAAGAGACTGGGCAAAGTTACCGCGCCTATTGGCTTCACCAATCACGTCTGCGGGCCGCTCATAACCTCGCGACACCGTAGAACCCGAACTATAGCCCGAGGTCTGTTGTTTCAGAATATTACCTACGTTTTTGTAATCCCCTTGAGTCAATTCATATTGCACGAAGGCGAGTTGTTGACCCTCTGTAGAATCGCGAATATCGACTCCGGACCATTTTTTGAAAGCAGCTTGTCTATCAGGATGCCATTGAGCAACACCTATCGCTTGTCCTTTATCTCCGACTGCCTTAGGATTACCTCCACTTTCAGCGATGAGGTTAGAGACAATACCAGCCGCTTGCACTTGCGACCATCCGCGCTTCATGTAATAAGCCATCGCACGATCTTTGAACTGACCGCCGGCACTAGGAGCTATCGGAGCAATGCCGGGTTTAACTGGATTCGGAACAAAATTAGCTTCATCGCGAGCGACCACATCCCAAACAGCTTTCATCTTTTCAATTGGAGATTTTGAGGGATCGGAAAGAACTCCCCCTAACTTCCCGAGTGCATGAATCTTTGACATTAACTGATCGAATAAATCAATTAAGCCTAAGACTCCTTCTTTTGCAGCATTGATTCCCGGTTCCCACTTGGACCAATCGATAAGGCTATCGCCGCCGCGCTTCCAAACCTGATAATCCTGCCACAGTAGCGCAATCCCAGCTCCCAAAGCTACCACTGCGGCGACTGTAAGAGTTATAGGGGATGCGGCTAATCCCACAGCTATCAGGCCCACTCCCATAACTTTAAGAAAATCGACGATGAACTCTTCGTTATTCTGGCACCAGTTACCAAACCTCTCCAATCCTTTGAAGATTGCCTCAATCCCAGGCAAAGCGTCCTGAAGTAGGCCGAGCCCAAAGAGTGTGAACTGTTGCTTCAGGCCAACAATACTATCCTGTAATCGAGTGGCTGCCGGTGTGAGTTTCGCGAGTTGATCTCCATAAGCCTTCTGTCGAGCGAGTGTAATTTCAAGCTCTTTGCGACCAGTTAGCAGAAGATTGATCGTACCTTCGTCAATGCCCATCATGGCAAACATATTGTGCATTGTGGGGCGGTCCTTGCCCTCCGCAAAGCTCGCCATATCTAGAAGCTCATCTGTCACCGTGCGGGCCTTCCCGCCCACCCCCACCATCGAAATACCCATCATGCTGAAGTAGGGAATTAGGCTAGATTCACCCGTTAGTTTCATTTGCGTCTGGGCTTTAGATAGCATCGTCAAGGTGCTTTGAAAACCCTGCGCCGAACCTCCGACGTGCTCTACGGCATTCCCCCATTGCGTGATGCCGGAAACACTGACAGCGAGATTCTTGGATAACCTATCAAGTTGAGCGTTTGTATCAATAAAGTCTTGCACGAAACCCTTGATGGCCATCGTTCCGCCAATGAGTGAAAGTAGCGTGACCAGGCCGGTATGCAAGCCCCCTACAGTTTTCTCAGTCTTCGACGCGCTCTTCTCAATCGAATCTAAATCTTGTTTGGCTTTAGACGCTCCTTGTTGTAGACCTTTACTATCGAGGCCCAGCATTACCGTCAAGGAATCGATTATGGTGGGCATTAGTCATCCTTCGGTCGATTGTTGTAATCATCAACCTTTATGATCTCCAAAAGGTTATAGGCATCCTCCACACCGTAAACCGTATCGAGTTCATGCAAAGTCGCCATTCGACGAGACACTAGAACGCCGATGACATTGCTTACGCTTTTGTATGAGAATGCTTTGTGGCCACGCCCTCTACTTGATGCTGGAGGAATGCGAGCGCGGCCTTCAAAAAACCCATGTTCAAATTCCAAATTTGAATGCGAAGTTCGACCCGAGTAGGGACCTCCTCAATGTCATAATCCCCATCTTCCCCCTGTAAACCTCGCACCACCGTTAAAACTTTGGGATCAGGAATTATCTGCACTCCTTCAAACATCTCTCGGAGCAATGGTTCCAAGACATCCCACTTGAGGGTGGTAAGTGCTCGCATACCGAACTCAGCAAGTGCAGCCATCCCGAGATTTTCGAATATGCCGGGTGGAATATTCACGTTGCCTTGCAGAAGCCCAATGAACACGCGCAATGCCCACGCTTCCCCTTTGGACGCGCTCATCTCAGTAAGCTGAAAGAGCTTCCCCGCATCTCGCCCTTCTGACGCGATTGAATACGTGATTACCTTACGCAATGGAAGACCTCAAGCTTTCCCAGGAGATGACGTACTCGACAGCCTGCAAGACCTTGCCGGCATCAGGGATCGGCTTTACGTCCGTAAGCACCCCCCGAACTCCGCTGTAGACCTTTCCTGGCCCAGGCAAAGTGATGGTAGCCGAAATGTAGTAGATGGTGTTCGTAATGTCTTGAGCCGTGTCGATGGCTTCGAAAACAGCCACACTGGGAGAGTCTGCTTGAAAATGGAAGGTCTGCTTTGTGGGATTTTTAACAACACCGGCAGTCTGCCTTCCGTCGACTCCTCGCTGTACTTCAGCCCCGGTCCGGTTGTCGCTATTCCAAGCTGAATCCGCCGAATATCCCTCAAGAATGACGGGAGTTGTGTACAGGCCGGCGACAGTTATAGAAACGATAGAATTTGCACTGGTAATATCGGACATTGCTTATGCTCCCATGAGGCTAGAGTACGTCGATCGAACCCATCTGGATTGATTGAATGCTGCCGCCGTCAGTGTAGTAAAGATTGACAATCGGAGTACCGCGCTGTTGCCGCACCGTTGCCCCAGGGTCTTGAATCTGGAGATAGTACCCTTGAGTCGATATGAGCGTGGCATAGCTCGCCCCGAGTTTGCTGGTAATGTCGGCAATTTGACTACTGGAAAGAGTTACGCCAGTCTGAATTTGGCCGAAATTGAGAGCGGCCGCGATAGGGCCTCCGACAAGCGCGGTGCGAAGCAGCCCATACCCGTTGGCATTGTACGCCAGAGACCCGACGGTAGTGAGCAATGTTAGATTGGCAACATTGAGCTGATCGCTCAACCAGGCATTCCCGATGAAAGTGTTAAGCCAGGGGAAGATGCCGGGCATGTTGGAGTTCGCGAAAAAATTAAACCCTTGATTGCGAGTCGCTACGGCGCAATATGTCGAATACCCGTTGGCCACGAGATTCTGATAGGTTTGCTGATTTGCACAAGCTGGAGTTAATCCTGATTGTGAAAGGAAAGTTAAATTTGTTTTCCCGTTTTCTTCGTTGAAGTTGATAGAGGCGATTGCCCCAGAAATGAAAATGGCGATATTCATCACTAGGCTAGCGAGAGTGGAACCTACGGGCGTAGTGGACAAATTAAGGATCGCAGGGTCGCCACCAATGCAAGCGAGACCGTTATAGGCATTCGCAATAGCAACTACCCCAAACGGCTCTGTAGCGCCACTAACGCTTGCTTGTGCATCACTATCCCAAGCCAACCAAACTACGTTTTCCGACTGAGCTGTAAACCAGGCCGCGAAAAGTTCTTTGTTGGCTAGATTCGGTTCGAATAAGGTAACCATCGATTCCCAATTTTGAGAATGTGCCCAGGCATTTGCCATTGCGGAAGTCGGAGTATCGAGTGCCGCCCCTTGGGATAGTGTAGCTCCCGTAGCCTGAGTAAACAGAAGTCCGGCGGCAATAGTGCCAGTCGGAAAAATGACCGTTTCGCTCGCCCCAGTCGCCGTGCTGGTGATGATGAATTGACCGCTTGTAGCGCTGAAAGTTACCGCAAAAACAGGAGAGGTGAATGCCGCACTGATGAGAGCGGCTGCGTTGCTGAAACTACTAGCAGCCGAAAGATTGATGCTGCTGGAAGTCTCTGCTACCCCAGCGACAGTAACGGTGAGCGTACCTGGCGTAATCGCAGTAAGCGTAGCTAAGGGAGTATTTAGCCAACTCCCTGAATTGACGAATCCAGCTCGATTAGCCGCATTATAAGGAGCAAAAAGCATCGCCGAAGGAGCAAGAGTAGCCGTACTATATCCGGCGAAATAGATCAAAGAGGCCGCGTATTCAGGTGAAGCCAAACCGAAGAAAGCTCCCACTGCGCTTGAACCTGAGAAACTGGAAACCGTCCCTGTTGGCATCAGCAAACTTTCGGTCATAAATAGGCCATTAAGGACCAGACCGGCACCTCCGGCATTGAGTACGCTGGGGGTTGCTCCGACAAATTGAGATGAGGGAATAGTCATTGATAAACCTCAGTGCCAACCATAATTACAGTGGCGGATTGTTGTGGGACGGTCACAGTGGGATTATATTGCAAAGATGCCGTAACTAACCAACGATCTTCATATTGATCCTCACCAGTCACCAGCGCGCCTCGAATAGCATCCCCACAGTATAGAGGCGCGATGCCATCGGGAAATTGATCCGGGCAATAGGGGGAACGGAAAACCGCTTTCACTGCCTTGCAATAATCCCCGGCCATGAGTCCATAAAAGTCGATTTGAACGTCTACTCGGGTAGGAGTAAGGACGGTCGCTTGCTGAATGGAAGGGTCCGAACTTTGGACCATCTGAGGCGTCTCAAGGTCAACTTGGTTGACCTCGGAGAGCTTGACGAAAGCGAGTGGATCTGAGGCCGCTGCCGTGAATGGGGGAGATACTCTGTTCTGCCATCCCCTCACGATAGGACATCCGGTGGGTACAAATGGAGTGAGGAAAGCCGTCAGAGCTTCAATGACCGCATCGACGCTGATAGAGGGAAAATATAGAGGGATTGTGCTCATTGTTTCCTCACCACTACTTTCGTCCAATCGGACCAGGATTCAAGAACCTTTTCAACCAACCAAGTCCCGGCAGTCAAATGAGATACGTTGCGATTCTGAGGCACACCGTTAGAAATCGCAGTAATGATAGCACTCGCCCCTACTTCACTCCCCTGTACATAGACATTGACGGCATCTGCGGCCACTGGTTGCCATAATGATCCTGCGCTGGTCGTAAGTATCTTCACCTGATCGGGTGCGACTCCCAAGCCGTGAGGGACTGAAATCACCCCAGTTTGTGAAGCGGTAAAGGGGATGCTCGCAATCTTCGGGCGGCCACTCTTGATTGTGATTATATCCCCACCCTTACTATCCGAACGCATTACGCCCGCGAGGCCCCCATATAGGTAAAGCGATCGCAGTGTGCCTTGAATATTAAGATTTTCAATCTGCCTTAAATCGCTTCCGTCCAGAGCTTGAATTTGAGCGATGCCGGTGATGGCCGGCTTGTAGAGCGGCATCTGGCGTTGACCTGCACCGATACTGTATCCATTGGAAATTTGAAGCGTAACGAGGATGTTGGAGTTTACGGTGGATGTGAGGGGATTTACGATTTGTCGAAGGTTCACTTTGTCACCTCCGAACCAACCGCGCCCAGCATAGTACCGCTCCATACCAGAGGCTTTGCGACGGTTCCCGAAGGCCCTTCGACGCCTGCTTTGATGTCCCTTTGGGCTTGCAAAACATCTTCGATAGTGACGCTGAACTCGCCTGTACCTGGGAAACGGGAATGCAGCAACACAGTCGTAGGCGAGAGTGCCGGCGAGTTGGTGTCGAGAATACTCACTCGCAATTGCTCCTCTAAAATCTTCCCCATCGCAGCGAGAATCACAGTTCCGTCGTAATCATATTTCTCTGCAAGGGCTGCGAGTTGAGTGGGCCATTGGGGGGAGTATTTCGTCACCATCGTGCGAAAGAAAGGTCTCGGTGGGGCGGGAAATGGCCCACCGTGGCCGAACTCATCCCAGAACGCAACTTGCGCCACAGATGTGCCATCCGGATATTTCTTGTCCTCAAGAAAACCAACGCGAACATGACCGCCCCCAAACTTCTTAGCAATCTCAAGTAGCTTGTTGTTGACGCTATCTCCGATTGGGATGTTATGGCCGCGCTTCATCGTGAACCCATAGGGCGAATGGGATAACCGGGGGTAGGACCGGCAGCATATCGAAATCCGCGCATAGAACTTGTCGCCTGCCAGAACATCGCCCCATACTGCGACTGCGCGAAGAATGCCGCGCTTGCCGAGCTTCCTACGGGGTAATCGAACCCAGCACTCACAGAACCCTCTGAGGCGTTGCTGGTGCGCCCTACAGGCCGCGCTGCTCCATTGCCGCTAGTGATCTGTGAGTCTTGGTAGACATATACATCGGCGGTGACGTTAGCATCGGAGGCGCTGAGATAGAGATTGGTGGCATCGGAAGCTTGCGTCTGCCAAATAGCCCCCGAACTTGTCATTTCAATATCGACGGACGCGGGAACTACCCCGAGCCCGTGCGAGATGACGAAATTACCGGCAGTAGGCGCGGTCACGTTGAGAGTGGCGGATGCAGGGGCTGGCGCGATGGCTACAGCATCCAGGTCACCTTTGAGATAGCTGATATGTGCTACCAGCATATTAAGGAGCGTTAGGCGGCGAGTGAGGTCGCATACAGGGCTGTTCGGCGAATTGCTCAAATACAGAGGAGCAAAAGCACTGAAATAAGCTTGTAGCTTATTCGGATCAACCTGCGAGAACTCAGGGTACAGCAGGAGGAATTGCTGCAAATTAAATACAGCAATCCCCCCACCATTGAATGCCATCAGTCATCCGTCCTTGTCTTGATGTTGTAGTCCTCAGGAGTCAGGCCCTCCATGCCGGTCTTTTCCCTCTCACGCTCGCGATAAACTGCTTCAGCTCGATCGGAGCTTCCGGCCACAAACAAGGCCCCGGACTTCAGAGGACCGAAGTGATATTGAGGGTTGCTGGTGTGCATCGCGTACCACAAGTCCCAGAAGTCCTTATCGACTTCAGTGGTCACATATGGTAGTTGCATGAGCACACCATTGCGACCTTTAGGCGCGCTATTCAGCCCCTTGATGGTGACGGTTTGGGTAGGATCGATTGGATTCTTGAGGATGAAGCCGAATGGGAGCTTCGATCCGATGGTGATAGTTTGCATGTGATTCCCCTCTCGAATGAATAAGGGAGACCCGAAAGTCTCCCTCACCCTTATAGCAGATTGACTCTGAAGCTATGCGCCTAGCAGCCCAACTATAAACACAGGCCGATATATGATCGTTCCCCAGGTTCCCTGAGACTTCTTCTGCATGAACGCACTGAGTTCAATCACTACCGGATGCGCCCGAAGTTTCTCCGTGAATGCGCAGGATGCCGTCCGGACGCCTTCGACCTCATCAGCAATGAGCTGCACAAAGTTGCCAGAAGTAGTGCCGTACTCAGGGGCCGTCTTGATCTTCAAGTTTGGAAAGTTCTTTTTGATTCTCTCGAACACGTTGACGTTGAAATCACTCGTTTTGGTCAGCCATACTTCCGAACCCGGCGACATGGCCAACGTGAATTCGCTGGATAGATCAACGAGCCCATTGGTCTGAGTAACCAACTGCTCATACATGACCTGAATGTCAGTCAATATTTCATTGGCCGTCGCGTTCTGCCATCCAGTTCCGCCGGCCGCCTTGATCGCCGGTGAGATGGCGGGAAGCAAGCTAGGGTCATTGAAGAGACCGTAGTTTTCCAGGTTGGCAACGCCGAAGAAATAGCTGGCGTTCTGGAACAGATTGAGGGTGCTGATGCTCGCCTTGTTCTTGCGGAATGCCAGGTCCACCATGCCCGCGCCGGCTCGCGCTACCTCGCGCTCACCCCATTTGGTGATCGTCTGATAGTGATAGCTCTGACGCTGAGGGTAGTTGATGTTCGCGTTGGATATTCCATTATTGGAGTAATCTCCGTAGCTGGAGACCTGGCCAACATCCTCACCTTCGATGAACATCGCAGTGTCGGTGATCCAGTCGCCTTTCTTGACCTCTTCACCAACAATCTCGACAGCCCTCATAGGCTTGACGAGAATCTCGATGATACGAGGATCAACAAAGGTGGTGAACATGGCGGGGACACCTGCGTTGCTCGAAGTGACGAGCGCGGGCTGCGCGTCCATAGCCAGGACGTTGCCATAGGTATCAACCTCAAGAATCGCAGCGTTGGGCTGATTCATGAGGATGATTCCGGCCATTCTCTCAAGAGCAAGCAGCTCTGGTGTCATTGTAGTGATCCCCGTCTTCTATAGAGTTACTGAGGTTGCTTTGAAATCTTGACCAGTCCACCTACAGCACCATCGTCTGCACTGGTGGGATAAGCCGTCCAGCCCGAAGCGATACCGCCGGCGGTGGTGAATGCTTCGGTAGCCACATACTGCGTACCGGGAGCGAAGAGTTGATAAACGCCAACCCCACCCGTCGCACCGCTGATCTGGCTTGCAACAGCAGTGGCCGGAACGTTGGTTGCAGTGATAGCCATCCCGGGCAGTACTGAGCCAGCAGAAACCGTAGCTACCTTGAGCACACTGCCGAAGGTAGTAACGCCGGCTGCGCTCGCAGTGTATGCCGTACCAGGTGCAGAGAGAGTGTATGTTCCCGCGCCACCAACCGTACCACTCACCTGAGATGCGATGGTGGTTCCGGCAGGTACCCCAGTGATACCCGCAGTCGTATCCCCAATGCTGATGATACCGGTTGTCGCACTCACCACTACCGTGCTGCCAAAGGTGGTAATCGTGGCGGCGGAAGCGGTGTTGGCGACGTTGAGCAGATAGACGCCTGCGCCACCTGTCGTACCACTCACCTGGGAGACGACTTGAGCTCCGGCAGGAATGCCAGTGCCAGCGATGTTGTCGCCCGGAGTCAGTACGCCAGTGACGGCGCTGATGGTGATCTGCTCAGGATTCCCGACAACCGCTGTACCGGTCGAGGTGCTTCCGAGCGCGGCGGTATTGGTGCTACCGAGAGATGCCGTGCCAGTTGCGCCGGTAGGAGCCGAGCTGTAGGCTTTGCCATCAGCGTAACCGGCGTATACCGTCGCGCCCTTGGTGAGCGCGGCAGGACCGGCATTCTTGATCCAGAAGTCGCCGCCATTGCTCAAGTCGATCTGAAATCCGGCTGGAACCATCATCGAATACTCGCCCAGATAGACTGAAATCAAAGCTTGCTGAGCGCGATGAAGGAAACCATCGGGAGCGGCCGGACCAGTCGCAAATGGATCTGCGCTGATGAAGTCAGGGCCAATCCAATGAAAGCGGCCAACGATAGCCCCTGAGGGACCCGCCACCAGACCACTAGCTCCCGCCAGAGTGCTTGAGCGCGGGTTTGCACTTGCAGGATCGCCTTCGACTGCGACGGGATTATACGAATTAACTCGGGTCTGAAAAGGCATCTTATTACTCCCTGTCCGTGGATTACATTACTCGAATACGGCCCAAATCCTTGAAGCGTTTCATGGCCGGCGCGGAATCCATCGCCACCCGAACAGTTGGGGTAGCCGCCTGTTTAGCAGCAACCTTGAAAATCGCTCGCTTGGCCTTCACGCCTTCAGCGTCCGCATGTTCCACTCCCAGATGATCGAGAGCGAAACCGTAGACCGCTTCCGCCGAATCCATTGCAACTACAATTTCCCCAACTACCGAGCGAACATCGCGGCGAGCTTCATCGAGAGCGAGGAAATCGGCCCGGACGCCGGCGATTGCGGCATCCATCGCGGCTTTGCTGGGCTTGTCTGCTTCCGCATCCTTGGCCTTAGAGTCCTTTGCTTTCTTGTCCTTGGCCTTTTTGCGCTTTTCTTCGTCCTCTTCGTCATCATCCTCTTCGGAGTCGCGAGCACCCTTGCAATCGGCGCACATGCAACCCTTGGGATGCTCGTCTGCGTCTTCAGCCTTTTCCTCTTCAACATCCGTCATGGCGTCGAATACGGCGATGACCTGCTTCTCGTCAATCTTGGCATCCATCGCCAGGATCAGGCCGGCGGCCTTCTTGCGCTCAACTGGAGTGAAGGTATTGCGCTTGGCTCCGGCCAATAGCTTCTCCAATTCGCTGCCATCCATTGCAGTTTTAACGGCCGGAAAAGCAGTGGTGGTAGCCACAATCAGAGCGTTGCCGAGCTTCGAACGTTTCATGTGAATAATCTCCGGTGATTGATCTGCTGCGAGAACATCATTCCCCGCCCTGCCCGACTCAACCAAAGCAAGATGATTGCCTTGAATCTGAGTCATAATACCATCGTAATGCACACCTTGGTAATCCCCTGATGTCATTATTGGTACATAACGGTAACTACACGAGAACTCCCGAACTCTATCAGTCTCGATTCCCGCGATAGCGTTCACGTCCCAAATGCTCGTATCGGCATCCAAATAAGGATCGAGAAATTCAACATCGCTGCCAGTCGAGCCTACGATGTGCTTCTTTTTCTCTTGCTCGTCCATTCCATCAAAGTCAGTAATGAACACATGCTTATTGAGAATTGGGAGCATTTTGAAAGTATCGGCGGCCCGCGCCAGCTCTTCGGGATCGCGGAGCATGCAATACGCCTGATCCCTGAGCAATCCGAGGGATTCCCAGCCCGGAATCTCACGGCCATAATATTTGTTGACTGCCGCTTTAGTGATATGCGAGCGAGCGATATGCAGACGGCCATCCGCCGTATATGTACGCATCGTCGAATCTAAAGCTAGGATCACGTCCTTAAATATAACAAAATGCATTTTGATGAAAATATCAGTTGACACACTACTTGTAGTGTGAGAAGATTATGACAGTTGAGGAGAGACATGGCGAACTTCAAATATTTCGCATATATCAACGGTGAGGCGATTGAATTGTTTGATATTCGCCATGACGGGTCGCGCTTCTACGCCCCCTCAAACTTCAGTGGCTTCACAATGCCCGTAGCAGGACAACGCGAGATCATCGCTCAGTTCAATTTAGTTCTAACTCCCGCCTCACGCAAAATTGAATACAAAAACAATCCTTCCCGTCACGAATGCGATGATCGCTGCGTTTACGCTAAAGGTAAAACGATGCGTTGCGAATGCTCTTGCGGCGGCAAAAACCACGGTAAACGCTAAACCCCTAACTATCCCAAAGGAGAACGGCACATGACGAGCATTGAATTCGAGCAAACCTTTTACGGACCGGCCAACGAGTTAAATCGCGAACGATTCTGCGAGCATCTCGGAATTACCGGATTCGCTGGACTACCGCTTAAGCGAATTGGTTGGGTAGGGTTTGTACATGTCGTGGGAAATTACTACGGTCTGGATATACGGGACTTTACTTGCTATGCCCGATTTGAGGATGCAGTTGCAGAAAAGGTAAGTAAATGACACCAAAATGGTATCAACTATCTGGTGTTCCTATTCCTCCCATCCTTCTCACCAAAAAAGAAGCGGAGGGATCAAATCTCAAACTAGCCGAACTTGGGGATTCCGCACGGTGGGTTCTCGTTTCGAAGGAGTCAAAATGAATAACTATCTCATCACCACTATCGCGCTTACTGCGCTGACAATCTACTTTTTCCCCTTTCTGATTGCTTGGATGAGGCACCACCGGCAGATTGTGGCAATCTTCTGGAGTAACTTTTTCTTTGGATTCACCGGCGTTGGCTGGTGCGTTTGCTTCGTATGGGCGGTGATGAAATGATCGCTCTCATCAACCATGCCGCCAGTCTTCTAGGTATGCCGGATCCCAAGGCCGCTTTCCACCATTCACGCATCGCCATCATCGACTACGCCCAAGCGTATCGAGGCCATCGGGATTCCGCCAGCTTGCTCGACTCAGCTTATCTTCACCTTGAGAAAGCTGTAGAGTTTGGGGCTGATCGTGATCGGATTGAAGAGCACTTCTACCGCATCAGACAACGGTCAATCCCGGTATCACACTGATGGAGATGCACCGGCAGAAGGGTTTCTCACCGGGGTTGATGAACTCAAGCTGCCCCTTCTCATTCTTGATAGGGCAGCCATCACGAACTTTGTAGACACGGCCTGTAGCCTTCTGGTGTTCAACTCGCGGGTGCTTACCAGCCCCGCTGTGCCGCCATTCTGCTTCCTCAATACCCATCTCCAGACGGCGAGCTCGTTCAATGACGGCATTTGCCTTGTTGCTTTGATCCAGGGCGATGTTTGCAGCTCGCCGCCGCGTTACCCCGCCGATACGCATTAGATCCCCTACCATTACATCCAGCCCCTTACCCTGCGAGTAGGCGCGAGAGAATGCCCCCTGTACCTGAGTCAGATATTGCTCAGGAATGCTCTTGATGAGTCCTATATTCTCAGACAGAGATGCGTTGAATGCGTCGGCCACTGGTGCGGTCATTTGAAATTTGACCGTGAATCCTATGTCTCGAAGAGCCATCCTCATTGCTGTATCGGTAGCTTGCCGTTGACTCTTGAGGTAGGCTTTAGCTATCTTCGGACCAGCTTTATCAAATCTCTTAATCCATCTTCGCCTGAGCTCGTTGAATCGCTTTAACATCTCCTGGGACGGCGTGGCATCCATCGCCACCGGAGGCGACTCGTGATACTGAGCCTGTAGCCAATAGAGAATGCTGGCACTCATATCGTCTATGAGTGCCAGCAGTTGCTTCTGATAGCGTTGCCTGAGGCCAGCATTTGCTCTTATCGGTTTGAGCTTAGTAACCAATGGCATGCCAATTGAAAGGGCCTGAGGCAGCATCATCATTGTTATCGACGTTGTTCCAGGTTGCCTGAGATGTGCTGATGGCTGATATTTGAACGATGCTGATGTGACCGCCATTATTTCCACCACTACCGGTTATCGAATAAGTGGTAGTGGTGAAAGGAGTAGGAAGAGTCAAAGTACCAGACGCACTCCCGGTTATCGACCCCCATTGTTCAATGGTTCCATCACTATCGATGCGATAGCAGCCGTTCGAGTTGCAAGTTCGGCCAACAGCGCTGCTTGCCGTAATGGAAGTGGTCCGCCCGTAGGCGTCTAGGGTAACGCTGGTGGGACTGGAATAGGTTCCGGCAGTACCGACAGCGGGGAGGCCGACCGTGCTCACCCCAGATCCATTCGTAGCACTCAAGGTTGAGTTAAAGTTGAGCGCGGATTGCTGGGTAAGCGCGCTTCCATTAGTCTGCACCGTCTGATAATAGACTGAGCAAGGGGTATTGAAGACCGAGCCATTCGAGCAAAGAACCTGGCCGCTGCTTCCGGCCGCGCCGTTCACCTGATAGCCGCTTGTCGCGTTGACATTGGCAAAAACACCATTGACTGCGGCCATAAGTGATATGCAGACAAACATAGCCAACATTCCGAATGCAAACCCTTTACGCATGAGCGACCTCCTTGTGGATTTTAGTGGCGATACGATCAATTCTTTGAATGAGGGAATCCCCCATTCCCTCTTTGGTGGCTTCAATCAATCCGATTAGAAACATCGGTTCCGCACCTTTACGAATTGCATTTTCAATTTCCTTCGTTACTGTCATTTTCATCCGACCCCTCCTCTTCAACTTCAGGTACTTGGGTAATGTCAATCCCCTCATAACCACTCTCAGGATCACGCGCCAGCTTATCTCGAATCTCTTCGGCAGAAATTACGCCGCCGTTGAGATAGACCGCATCCCTATCAGCATCAGACTTACGCAATTCAGACTCTTCTTTCGGCGTCATCTGATAGAGAGGTTCCCAATTGATAGTGATGTCGGAGTCAATCTGACCATATCGGATGAGCTGGATAATTTCCAAAACACGTTGAACTATCCAATTCCAATCTCGATATTGAAGTGAACGCACCCAATCAAAGAATGCTCGAATCTCGCCCTCTGCTAGGTTACCGAATCCAGTCGGAGAAATACCAAGCAAAATGACGGCAGGAATGTGACTGACAGAGCACATCTGCTCTTGCGACTGAGCCTGAAGCGCGTCAAGCCCCCCAAGAGGGACATTTTGGACGATGATGTCTTCGCGCTCTTTATCAACGAGCATCATCCCTTTATTGTTTCGAGTAAGGGTAAAATACTCCGCTCGTTGCTGGACACTCGCCCCATCATCAGCGCCATTTAGCACTTGAGCCATGTCAGTTGCCATTGTGACAATGGAGAAATTATTGATAAGATCAGAAACACTCTGCCTGGTACGCAACCAATTATCAACGTAAGGCTCTGCGAGTTGACTCATGCTCATGCCACCGAAGTTGAAGGCCGGCTTCAGCATATCGGTGACTGGGCGAGTAATGGCAGTCAAAAGACGATCAGCATGGACGCGGCGGCCAAGCATGAACCATCCGACAGGTTTGTAAAAGTCATCGCGAGTTGGATCATCGGCGTTATATACGCTCGGAGTCGTCCACATTGCCTCGACAGCCTTGACGCGAAAGTATTTGGTAATTTTCTCGTCCTTGCCGATGGCTTCTTTCTTGATTGTCTTCGGATTGATGAGGAGTGGGGTATCGCGTATTTCATCCGAACTTTGGCTACGAATGTCGAGGAAAATTTGAGCGCGGCCGTAGAAGCTGTCGTGATCGCACATCAAGGCGATGACTTCCTTAAGGCCGATGTCTTTCAAGTCCTGCTCAAGCTGAGTGATCTTCTCTTTCGTCGCGTCGTCATCTGTATCAGTTGACCCCAATTTAAGCCATTCGCGGGTGAGATTATTGCTCATCGCCTGCGCGAACATGCGATATTCCGCCCGAGTCGAAAGCATCGATAAATATGGATAACCGGGAAAGCCGACAAACTCAGTTCCACCCCATCCCTGACTGACGGAGTAGTTGTAACCGTAGGAATCCATCGCTACCGGAGCTTGAGTGCCATCAGGCACGACACCTTTGGGCAGTACAGGGGCTTGCACCGGATAGGCGTACCTCTTCTCTGGTTTGGCTTCCATACGGGCCTTATTGACGGCGCGGTACATCCCATCCTTGGGCTCATCAGGCAGCGGCTTGACACGGCGAGTCGGCATGACGATATTATGTCATGCCGACTCGTTGCTCTGGTACCTGACCGCAATCCTCCTTGTATTGAGATGTGCCTTATCTTACAGCACCCGAAGCGCGGGCCATTGCGGACCCGCTGATAGCCAGTCGCCCAAAGAGAGGGTAGAGACGACGGAGAGCTTGGGTAAAACTATCCACCTGATCGTCATTGGCGACTGATCCAGGTCCGCTGAATCGCGTCACTTCAGCCAACCATGTTCCCGGCAAATGCTGACCACTGGCAGACCCAATCCAAGGCGCGACGTCGGGATGCGGTAACCAAACGTTCAACGCTTCCCAAACGCTGGTGACGGCATGGGCGCGAGCAGTCTTCGATCCGTCAGGTTCGATTGGGATTAGACCGAATACTTTCATCTTCAGGAAATCAATGACGGCCGGCCCGTTGGCTTTATCCTCGATAAGCACCTCACGAGAGATGAATCCTCCCCATGTCCTGAGTACCTCGACCTGTCTGGCAGTCTCAGTAAATCCCATCTGCCCCCGAATCTGATGGAGTAGATAGCAATAAGCGCCTTTCTTGCCCCACTTCTGGCCGACGACATAATCGCTGCCATCGGTATCCTTGAACGCGCAATCCCAGGAATCGATGATGAGGTCAAAACTCTTTGGAAGCATCTTCGGTAGATAGAACTGAATCCCGCTCGTTTTGAATATCGAGCCACCCATAGGATGAGGGGATTGTTGATATACAGCAGAGAACCAAAACTCAGAAGTGGTAGCTTTCCTTTCCCTAAGTAATTCTTCACTTTTGAGGTCTGGTACAAGAGGTCCTTTAGGTAACTTTGGGTTATATCCAGTCTCATCGGGATAATTGAGAGCAGGGAAGCGAAGCACAGTCAGACGATGACGATGCTCTGGTTGGCTATACATTGTTTCAATTCGAGCAGGTAAGTCATCCTCGGCCCAGGAGGTTGCCATGACAATTTCACCACTATATTCACTGAGGCGAGCCATGAACTCAGACTGATACCAATTCCAGTGACTTTCTTTCGTTACCTCACTCAAGGCTTCTTTCTGACCCTTTGTTGGATCATCGATAATACCGATGTTGATGGTTTTTCCGGCAATCCCTGAAGTTATACCGACACTGAAATAACTACCTTCTCCATATGGGGAATTGAAAAATGAAACGGTAGATCGATCAAACTTATCTTTAGGCTTTATGTTAGGGAATAATCGCTTATGGTTCACACTCGCGAGATTACGACGAACCCATTGGGCCATTCCGTTTGCCAAATCAGCATCATATGATGCTGTTCCGATAAGTAAATCAGGGAAAGCTGACATGAGAAATGCCGGTAACTTGCGACTAACCATCTCTGACTTACCATGCTGTGGTGGAGCTTTTAAAATAAGGACAGGGCGTTTACCTTCATTCACATCGTTAATGAACTTAGTAATAGCGCGGCATACAGCTTCACTGAACCCGCTCGTTTTGAAGTGAGGTGACGTATAGCGAATATAATCGTGCAGATTGAGCCGCGCTCGCCGCCGAAACTCAATCTCTTTCAACAACTCTAAGCGCGTAATCATCCCGCATTTTCCGCTAGCAACAATTGAGCTATCTGATCGTCCGTCAAATCCTCGGCAGTAAAGTTGACCGTCGAAATCGGACCTCCACCAGGCCCCGCAATCTCATTCTTATTGACGATCATACCCAGGAACTTGGCGATATTGTCGAGGGCCTTATCCTGATCGCGTGTCTTGATTTCAATCCCATCCTTAGTCTTCTTTACGCCAGCGTAGAGGCGGCGAGCAGCCCCTCTAACCCTTCGAGTGTCTGCTACCCCTATGCGCTCCATTCCGTTGCCGTGGCAGGCGGGGCAATCCTCATTGGGAGGGGTATGAGGATTGAAGCCGAAGCCCCCCAGGGCGAGCGGGGGAATCTTCAGAGAGCACGGCTGCTCGCATTTACTTCCACACTGGTGGGCCAGGCATCGGCGGACCACATCGTCATATTCAAATTGAGTCCATTGATATTGATGGCCTACCCCATGACAATGCCGGCATGATTCAATCTCATTCCATATCAAATCATTCGGATCAGCGATCGCAATATCGCGCCATTGGTTGAGGACCCAATTGACGGTGAGGGCATTAGCTTTAGCTCTAATCTGGATCGCTTCCTGAATAGCTTCCTGGACTTCAACCTCTTGCAAAAAACGATAGGCCATCATCGGAGCATTCTCAGGCTTCGATCCGGTCCTAATAGCGGCCTGAGTACCATTAAAATCAACAAGATACTCGACCACAAACGTATTGCGTTCGCTATTCACAGCCACAGAATACGCTCATCCGGAATTAGAGTCAATCTCATACCCCGCTATAACCTTCGGTGTACCGTCAGGGTATTTGACGGGGTATGTTGATTCTAAACACTTTAAGTACCTTTTACCCCTATACCCCGTAGATAAAATCAAATGTATAGGAATAAAGTATGTATATAAATAGTATATTTTAGTTTAGATATTTAGAACGATTAATGATACTAAATATCTAAACTAAAATAAAAAAATGAATATGTGTTTTTTGGCCCAGCCGTCGAATAGGGTTGCACTCGCGGGGTATTCGTAAACCTTTGATTAAAAAGAATGCCCGTCACCCCGAGCCTTTTTCAACGGGACGGGGTATCGCCCTTAAAATTTAGAAAATTAGCTCAATAATGGCGATTGACATTTATTATGGAAATAGTATTCTAAAAATAGAGGTAAAATATGTTTGAAATCATTTCGAAAAAAGAGGCCATTTCTAAAGGATTGGATCGATTTTTCACCGGAAAACTATGCAAGCGAAATCATCAGTCCCACCGTTACGTCAAGGGGGGAGGATGCGTTGCTTGCTTATCTAAAGAAATTACAGTTCGATCCCCAACCTCACTCGATTTAGATCCGCGAATCGAGATGATAAATCGCCGTCTGGCAATCCAGGAATCAGAAGTTGAGAATGAGCGCATCAGATTAGCTCTAAAAGCTCAGAGTTTGGCTCTAAAATCTCAGGTGACAGAAGCTCAGAAGGAACGTAAAGCTGCCCGCGAGAAGCGCAAGTTTCTCAAAGAGCACCTAGTGACTGTCAAGATCATGGGATTCGGCGCTGATTATCATGTGGCTGTCAACATGGTGTGGATGGCAGCCCTGATGCGTAATCCGGAGATCACTAAAGAAGACGTCCTAACAGGACGCAAGGATGAATTCGGCCATCACATCATGCGCTGCTTTCCTGAAGACCAGATAATGCTCTGCGAGCAAACTCACGCGCTATACTTGCAGCGCCACACCAGGGCCAACCCTGACGCTCTCCGGCAGCAAGCCCTTGCTAGCGCTCAAGCCTCCGAGCAAGCTGAGATTGATAGGGAATGGCCCGAGCTTAAACCTTGACACATTACCCGTAGTGTGAGATGATTGGAGAGTGAAAGGAGAACTAAATGAAACGAAAATTAACGAGAGAGGTTCTAACTGTCAGTGGCGACCTGTCGGGTATCTGGGGCAACCTGTCGGGTATCAGTGGTAACCTGTCGGGTGTCAGTGGCAACCTGTCGGGTGTAAGGGGTGACCTGTCGGGTGTCTGGGGCAACCTGTCGGGTGTAAGGGGTGACCTGTCGAAATGCGATATTTCCTCAAACGATCGTATCGCTGGAATAAATATAGAAGACCTCATTCGAAAGGAGAACTAAATGACCGTTTACACCCCTAAGTGGGACTTGGGTACAATACCAGAAAAGCCATTTAACTCCGAAGTCGGCCGCCGCCGGCGCGCAAAAGGAAATCGAGTTACACGCGAGGTCCTTCTCCCATGCAAGCACTGTGGGCAAACCCTCAACGCTCGCCAACGTCGCATCAAATGTATTCACTGCGGAAGGACTCAAAATGTTTCTGCCTAATGCTCATATCTGCATCAACTGTGAATGGATCGGGGAACATGCCGGTAACTGCGATAAGTGCGGGGGATCGCAAACGATGCCATTATCACAGTTAACATCAGGAAGAGTAAAATCAGACTGGCGGTTGTGCTCACCAGCGAAAATCCTGTCCAAAATAATAGACGGTTAAGCCCTAAAAGGTAGTTTCTGACGATTATAAGGAGCGCTGGCAGTATTGCAGCGCTCATATTCTTTGGCGGCGGCGGCGGGATCAGTTATCTGTCTGGCAATATTACTATCGTGAACATACAGGCGAGGCTTGGATTGATCCGGCAGCACCACGTTGTTGACGCGACCATCTTTAAGGGCCGGATGGCATCGGTATCCTAAACTTTCCAGCATCTCCTTACGCCGCAAATGACTGATGCCCCTAATACGCCCCAGACGCTCCAACAGGAGATCTAGTTGGCAGGAACTCACCCATCCGCCACAGAATCCAGGTAAACCCTGAGAGATGGCCTCCTCAATCTCTTGCTCTATATTCCCCACAGATGCGCTGATGGCCTCTCCTGTAGTTGAGCTGAGTGGTGCGCGGTCGGCGCAATCAACTGCTGGGTTTAGTCCCAGGGGGAACTGATAAGTATGAAGAAACTCAGAAACTATCGCGTAACCTCCTGACCTTAACCAGGCGAAAAGTTGACTGAAATAATCCCCAGTCATACCGTCGCGCCGCAGATGCTCTACTTGTTGTTGTGCCGTAAAGAGTACACAAAATCTTCGGTCATTCTTTGTTTTTTGAATAGCATCGCGGTGATTGGAATTGAACATGAAATTGCCGCATATTTCCGTACTGATCTGGTCCAGGCCTTTAGCTTCAATTTCAAGCTGATCCCCAGTAATCATTGGCTTCAGTTCTTCGATAATCTCTCGCCGGTCTCCCGGAACGTAAATGTCTTCAACCGCGTAGAGGATTTTTCCCACCATCCACCCATTGAATTGAGCGGCTAGTTTGCTGGCTTTAGGCCAATGGACATATCGCCGTCCCACAGCCTCCGCCACGCAGTGAGTGAGGAGAGTTTTACCATTCCCCTCAACTCCCTGTAGCAAAGGGGCCCAACGAAATTTGCGTCCCTTATATTGAACGCAGGCAGACATATAACTGAGGATGATTTTCTGATCCAATTCATTTGGAAGCAATCGAGCCACATGATTCAGGAAAGGAGAAGCGTCTCCGGCCAATCGAGCTATATCCAACGGGATGTAGGTATTAACGAAACTCATCCCGTTACGATGAACCACTTCGGCGGCGGGGAGATCTGGGCGAAAGCAGGCTCCATTTACTTTAGGATGCGAGAGTATCTGAGATTGGGTGAAAGCTTCCCATGGGTCGCGACTCTGGCGCTCGTTGGCCGGGTCCATATAGAAGTTTCGGCCACCATAGTGAACTCGAAATTGATCCGGTTTGAGAATCATCCCTCCCGGAACTAGTACTCGATGCTGGTCGGTTATGTAGAAGCATCCTGCAAAGAAGGCTCGTTGCCCTTCCTGAGTCAAGAAGAGTCCTTCTTCGGGAGCGTCTAAAGCCTCCCCTGTAGCTTCAGGAGGTTTAGGCAGGTCTGCCGTCTTCAAAACATCTACCTGCCGCGCCACGACCCCCAGGATTGTGCGCGGCAGGTAATCCTGGCGACCCCACTTATCTCGCACCAGCTTGGATTGCCACATCAGACGTTCAATGCGCCGGCAATCCTTACCTGTCCAGAAGGCCAGATGTTGCGCGAGAGCACTGTCGGCCTGACTCGCATTCCACGGTTCTCCTGTACGCTCCGCAGGGAAGACTGATGACAGTTTTGCAGGATCAGCCAGCCAGAGGTCAGCAAAGCTCGCCTTGACGCCGAATACGCTATTGGCGCTCTTGGATTTGAGAGCTCGCTGGATCAGTTCATCGTCATTCGGCGGCCCACTCCACATTGGATCAGGTCCAGCCTCACACCTCACACTCCACTCAGTGGACCAATGGCCCAGGCTGCCCTCGCTGGCATCGGGTGGGAAGTAAGTTGCAGTGAGCGTATAGAGTACAGCGGACAAGTCAGCAGCCGCGCTGCCCTGAGCAGATATGCCAGTGAGGGCAATGAAGCGCCCCGAGTGGTAAAACTCCATATCAAGCTGTTCATTCTTGCAGCCATGAAGGGGAGGTTTTCCGGACCCAATGAGATGCATTCCTTTACCGGAGCGACTAACTTCCATGGCGCAACCTGAGAGCAACTGCGCAACCTGTTGAGCGTGAGGAGCCCATCCGCTCGGCGTGAGGCAGCTGTCAATATCCACCACCCAAAAAGGATCGTTCTCAGTGAAGACAAAGCCGACTCCATAAGGTTCTCCAAGTTCCGATGCTCGCTGTAGAGCCGTGCGAGCATCGAGCCAGATTGAAGGGTCATGGGCACTCTTGACGCGCATGTCGCGAGAGTCCAAAGGGAGCTTGTCTGTCTTCCCGGGACGGCTCTCGGAAGGTACGGCCTTATAGAGTATGAACTGTTTGTAAGCACCCAAAGGTGCGAGTGCTGCCGGTAGTTCTCTCATGCGTGAGCCTACTCCCCAGAAATGTGCGCGACGGCCTTAGCCCGCACACCAGCAGGCACTTTGTGGCCGGCGACCATCGCTTGAGCCACTACAGCATAATTGCCGCGCTTAATGGCGGCACGTAGGAGGACCGCTCGTAGATTGAGCATCGATCCTAGGTAGAAGTCCACGAGGCCATAAGAGCATCCGACCTCGGAGGCAATCCTCATGGCCGTGAGCTTCGTCCATCCCCCAGGCTCCGACGCCAGCTTTAGCCCCGCCGCGATGATCGAGTCCGTTCGTTTCTTTACTTGTTGCTGGTTAAATTTTCGTGGCATCTAAAGACTCCCCTCACCCGTCACAAACTGAGCATCCCCGCCATCCGCAACTATCAGTTGCACCCACTTCAACTGAGCTTGCTCGTGCTCCGTCCCGGAGTATATCCACCCAGGCCGCTTGCATTCCCGACTTACAAACTGAGCCACTTTGCTTCCCAACATCTCCCGCATAATCGTCAGTGACCGCCATCCGATTAGGTCTCCACTCTTCAAAACAGCATTTAATTTGGTGGAGTCATTCGCAAGTCCGTATCGTACAGGAACGCCGCGCTCATCGGTGAGAACTCCCACGTTGTTCCGCCACATTCTGACCCCTTTGCGAGCGGCTTCGAGTCGCACCTGACTCTGCACATAGCTTTCACTCTGAGGGATTTGACTGGCAAGTCTCGGGGCATTTTGATCTAACCCAAAGATGCAGTTGAGTTCCTGAAGCGCCATGTGGGGTATGCCCCATTTAATTGCCCATTGATGGAGTGTCATAGAACCTTACCGACAGGAATTAACATCAATTCATGAAGAAAGTATCGATTATTTCGTACCGGACCATGTTTTCGGAATCTCCATGAAGATGTACACGCTGAAGAATTCTCACGGCAATGTCAGATGAGGTAACATCTTCAATACTCCTGGTGTCTACATCACCTTCAGCTATCAGTCCTGCGACTATGAGCATCTTCAACCAATCTGCCGCAAACGAATCGTGCTCGTTGTAATAGGCTCTAGTCATCATTCAATGGGCCATTCAATGTAAGAAGGCCAAGTTCCCTTCAATGCAATAGCCTTATCCTTCACATCGGTGGGTAAATCTTCAGCGTCTACCCATCCCTGCCTAATATCAAACCCTCTGAGTTTACCTATTTCGCAAAATCCAAACTTCTTGCCATCGAAACGAACGTATCGCTTATGAACCTGAGAAGGATCATAGTCCCTAGCCTGATATGTGACGTAGATGCTCATGAGCTAAAGTATCTCTCAGCGTTGATACTTCCGTCAATACCAAACTTGCTTACCTCAGCCAGCACCTTGACCGCAAGCTCTTCAGCCTCAGCCGCTCCCAGCAATTGAGCGTTGGCGACATCGGTTCCGAACTTGAAATAGAAACGCCGGAAGCTCTCAGACTGCGAGTATCCTTGCGCGTGGTCTAACCCCGCCCACCAGGCGACGGCATTGCGCAATGATCGCTGATTAGCTTGCCGCTCCATCCACTTGGCGCGCGCCGCAATCTGAGCCGGTAATGGTAAGCCAACTGGCGCGTAGAAGTCGCCATCCTTACGCTTCAGTTCACCCCGGAGCTTCTGTAACGTCTCGTGATCCAACTCCATCAAGTCGCCATCCAGGTATGCGAGGTCCGCACGTTGCGCTGACGTGAGTGCAACCTCAAATCCGCAGTACGGGCAGCAGCGGAAGCTGCGCTCATAAGGACTGAAGCATTCAAGGCATACGGTCAGAGGAATCTCATCGCTTTTGATCTTCCGCTTCACGCGCCTGTCGAGCGTCCAAACCTGATGCTTATCGGGCGGACCGTTGTGACGGACCACGTTGCCTACATGATCGATGACGATGGCCTTAGGCTTCATGCTTCGGGCAATCAAGCCCAGTCGCTCCGAGACACTGAAGCTATCCCAGATGCGCAAGTATTCTGAGCCCAGTAGCAGTCTCAGGACGCGGCCAAATTGCTGCGAGTAGAGAGCAAAGCTGTAGGTTGGCCGAGCGAAACTGACGACTTGAATAGCCGGCAAATCAAAACCCTCGCCAAATAGATCCACATTGACGAGTTGTAGGATCTCTCCGCGCTTGAATCTTCGGATAATATCATGACGCAAACTGTCTGGAGTGTTGGCACTCACCACTTCAGCCTTGACACCAGCAGCACGGAAAGCGGCCGCTGTCTTTGTGGCCGACTCCACATCGACCTCAAACGTTACCCCCATCATGCCATCGGCAAAGCGCTTGTAGTGTTTTACCACATCGCCGGTGAGTGTTGCGGAAGCCTTGCGCGCCTTGCGAAGAGCGGGCGGCGTAAAGTCGCCTGTCGTATCGCTGATACCCACATTGGTTAGGTCGAAGTCGGAGGGGATGGGCGGGCAGATGATCCTATAATCTGTAAGATAACCCAGGTTAATGATTTCGCGCATAGTAGGAGCGCACACCATAGCGTCAGCAAGACCATCATGATGACGACCAAGCCCGCGTCCATCAGCGCGGCGAGGAGTTGCGGTGGGGAACAATCCACGAGCGTTTGGAAACTTGGCTTGCGCTTTACCCCACTTGTTGTCTTTGAGAACATGATGACCCTCATCCTGAATCGCCAGTCGAATTTGCCGGAACCAAGGTTCGTCCGGCATCTTGACGATCGTATCAACTCCACCAACTCCAGTATTGGCAGTCGGATCGAGATAGCTGTAGCCAACCTCCATCACCTGAAGAGCAGTGATGACTCGCATAAGGCTAGTGTTGTTGCCTACCAGCCGATGCCTCACTCCATTGTGAGCAAGCGCGATACTAATTTGAGAGACGAGTTCTTGACGATGAGCGACGGCTATACTCGCCCCCGGCTCATCGTAGAGCAACTTCGAGAGTACCACTGTCTTGCCAAACCCAGTGGCCGCTACTCCCATCACATTCTGAGCACCAGCATCCCAGGCGGCGTAGATGTCGCGCTCAAAGGGGATTTGGATGGACCTAAGAGGGACTGGCATTATATATCAACTAACTCGCTATCAGTATAGAAACCTAATCGACCGCGCCGTTGAATGAAGAATTCATACGGCACCAAACAATCACAACTCGGGGCTAACTTGATGTATTCAGCTATCAAAGTTAGAGCTTCTTCCCGGCTATCAACCTGTCCTACAAACTGAGGATGACCACCCTCGCTCATTGCAATTACGATTCCGTAGTTCATTGTCGTTGTCTCCTTTGACTCTTTTAGTTTCTCACACTGCACGTAGTGTGTCAAGTAAAATCACCATAATTCAGTGCAATTTTCCTGTTCGCCAAAAGCCTGAAATACTTGCATCGTCTCATTGTCTATGAACGTTTTAAGGTTGCCAAGATTGTTGACGGCCATATCAAAATAGGACGGTTTCAGTTCACACATGAGCCCCTTGCGGTGCATGTTGATGGCCGAATAAACGGTCGACCCAATGCCGCCGAAAGGATCAAAAACTATATCACCTGGATTGCTCCATAGTTCGATTCCGCGATCAATAATATCGCGGCTCATCGGGCATATGTGCCTCTCGTCTTCATCCTCGCGTCCACCACGGTAGTTCAGTGTCCGAGTTGGCCGGCAGTCCATCCACACTGGGGACGCGTATCGACGCCATCGGTTGTGCGCGAGGTTGCCTTCAGTCGGCTCGTCCTCGCCGATGAAATGAGTCAAGCCATGCTCGTGCGGGATCGGTTGGGCATTGACTCCCGGCTTGCGAAAAGTCACGAGATACTGAGGTCCTCCGGCCCGTACCATAGCGCTATCTTTGCATAGCTGTTTGTGCATCAACCCAAGAGCTTTCGTTCGCACGGCTTCGATGAGCGGATCTTTCCAGACAACATGCTCGGAGTGATAGATGAATCCCGCAGCTTCGAATGTTTGGATGATTTTGCCGCGAAAATCCTTTAATCCGATGTGACCGTCGCGAGTCTTATTCGTGCTCATGTTCATGCAATCGACCGAGACATTACGCCCCGGCATCATCACACGCATCAGACCATCGACGCAGAATCGAAAGTGCTCGAAGAAGTGATTATCGTCGCGGCAATTTCCCATGTCTCGATCCGAGTTGCTGTAGACGTAAAGAGTGCTGTATGGCGGACTGAAAATCGAGTATCCCACTGAGTTCGCGGGAATCATGGTATTCATAAATTCGACGCAATCTACATTGTAGATTGCGAGATTTCCGGCGACGTGCTGATTGAGGATCATATCCAGTCCGGTAAAGTAATTGAGGTTGATGGGACGTAATCGGTGCGTTCGGCTGACGTGCCGAGAACTTCGCGCTGAGTGAATTCGCGCATGTGACCTATCATCCGGTCAGTCATTTCATCAGCCTGCGCCTGTTTGCGTTCCAGGTTGACTTTGATTGAACCTTCAGGGGTTGTATAGACCATCCAAACCAACACTTCCTGAGTCTGCCCGAACCGATAGCAACGCCGCACGGCCTGATAGTATTTCTCGAAAGAATCATCAGGGAAGTATCCTACATTGCGGCAATGTTGCCAGTTAAGGCCGAAGCCGCATATCTTGGCTTTGCTGATGATGACGCGAGATTTAGCGCGAGTGAAGGAATGAATCCGACGCTCTTTTTCGGACATCAAAAGCGATCCATGCACTTCGACAGCATCAGGAATCAAACTGGATAGAAGACTAGATTCGTCATTCAAATTGCACCAGATGACCCAAGGCTCTCGGATGCTATTCGCGAGGGCCGCCATGTACTCGCAACGCTCTTTGATCGAGTCCCGGCGAACTTGCAATCGCTCTCGCATGGTGTTTGCCATAGGCTTATCCCATGGCATCTCGCATTCCATCAATCGCAGCGGCGGGAGCGTATATCCATCATCATCGAAGCCGAGGTCGGAAGGTTTACGAATGACTGCTGCCCATGTCGAAAGCCATTCCCAGAACTTCGTTTTCCCGTGACCCTTGAGACGCCATTTGCTCGTGTCCTTACCGTCGTGAGTAAAGAACATGGAAAGCATCTCGGAGTATTTCATCACCCCAAGGAACTCCGACTGGCTACCCAGCTCCATGAAGTCGTTTGGCGACGGAGTGGCTGTACAACTCAGACGGTATGGGGTATTGCGGAACTTCTCGATAATCATCGAGCGAGTCTTGCCATCTTCGGCTTTGAGAATGCTCGATTCGTCCAGAACAACTCCTGTAAACAGACGAGCGTCGAAGTGCTCCAACATCTCGTAATTCGTGATGACAATTTGAGTGTCGTCGATCTCATGCTGGTGACGGCAATATTTGACGGCGATACCAAACTTCGAGCCCTCATCCACAGTTTGCTGCGCGATACATAATGGCGCAGCAATCAGCACGAATCCTGGTACCGCGTCGGCCCACGATAGTTGCATGAGCGTCTTGCCGAGTCCGGTATCCGCGAAGATGGCGGCCCGTCCTTTTTTTAGCGCCCATTTGACGACGGGTAATTGAAAATCAAACAGATTGGGATTGAGATTATCGGCATCGAAACCTGAGCAAACGTCCGATACCTGCTTCTGGTGGAGGAATTCCGAATAATTCACCGGAAAAGCCTCCAAATCTCGCAAACAAGCAAAAACACAGCGATCTCAATTCCTATCGCATATACGCGTCCCTTTTTCATGAAATCTCCTATTGACACTTCCATCAATACACGATAGAGTGGGTTTGCGTCAACAAAAATTAACGAGGTGAGCATGAGCAACACAATCACAATTGATCTAGATTCGCTCTCAGAGGAGCGAGCGCAAAAGATGGCGGGATTCATCCTGGCCTACGCGGGTTTGGATAACGCGCAGTCAGTCGATGAACCGCATCCTACGCAAATTGCCGTCAGTGAACCGCATCCTACGCAAATTGCCGTCAGTGAACCGCATCCTACGCAAATTGCCGTCG